ACTGCCAGGTCCGCCCGTTCAAGAACCCCCTCGGCGACGATTTTGACCAATACAAAGCCGACGTGCATCACAAGACGTGGGCCGCGACTCACCGCTGGTCCGACGCGGCTCTTTTCATGAACTTCCTAACGGACGTTCAGAAGGTCGATGGTTCGGCCAAGAAGAAGGGCGTCGGAGGCACAACGCGGATGCTCTATACCGAGCGCCGTGACGCCTTCGACGCCAAGAACCGGTTCGGAATGCCGGAAATGATCCAGCTTCCGGACGATCCCAATCAGATGTGGGCAACCGTCGATTACTACATGACGGCCAACAAGAAGGAGAGCTAATCATGCCCCAGATAGATCCGGGCGACTATCACGGAACAATCAAGACCATCGGGCTCGTAGAAGGCCGCACAGCCCCGTACCTCTTCGTAGAGGTCGATGTCACACACATACTGGCGAACGGCGCTTGGGCGCCAACAGAAGCCGTCACGCGGACCCTCAGGTTCAGCTTCGCCGAGGCCGCCTACGAGTACACCCAGAAGAAGCTGAAGCACCTTGGGTTCACTGGCGATTTTCAGAACCCGGCATTCTCTGACGAGATCATGAACAGCGGCGTGCATGTGAAGTGTGAACACCAGAACCGGGACAACAAGACCTATGAGCAGTGGGACTTGGCCAATTGGGGCAGCACGGAGCGCAAGGCCGTGACCCAAGAAACGGTAGCCAAGCTGACGGCTCGCTGGGGACAAGACCAGAAGACGGCCGCGCCGCCCGTTGGCCAGCCCGCTCCCCCGGCCGCGGCGAGTGCTGCACCTCCGGCGCCAACAGCGCCCCTGGCCCCACCGGATGACCACGACGGGCCGCCCCTCAGCGAAGACGATATTCCGTTTTAGCTTTCCGGGGCGATGGTGCGCGGCCTCATCCACCGCGTCGCCCCCGCCCGTGGTCGTCCCCAGCGGCCACGGGCTACAATTGAATCGCAGTTTTTGGGCGCGCGGCGGGAACACCCGGGGTTAGTGCGGTTTCCGTAACGCCCGTCGGCGCCCAAAGTTTTGCCCGTGCGGCGCGGCAGCGCCGAGTCGACAAAGCTTCGCCCAACGAAAGGCCGAGTGCCGAAGAAACTGCCAATAGTGGGCCTGAGCGAGGGAGCCGGTGGCGTGAACCCGGCCACGGGCATATTCAAAACGAGGGAAAAGGAGAAGCGCCGATGCAAGAGTTTACGCTGAACATTGCGCGAACGGTTGGAGAGGAAGAGGTCTCGGCGAGCGTCGAGGTTGAGCTTCCTGATAGCTTGGGCGAGATGGGCACAATGCTTGAAGCGGACTACGCCGTAAATGCCGTTCAGTCTGCTATCCTCAAAACCATCCGCCGCAACATCTACAAAGCCCTGGGCGGTGGCCGCAAGCGGGGCGGCCAGATGACAGAGGAGGCGATTCAGGAGTTCTACTCCGACCCGGCGAATCTCCTGTTGAACCCCGTGAAGGTCGCCAGGGACGCCGCAGAACGCGAGCGGCTCCAGGCCAGCATCGACAAGACCAGAGCCCGCGAAGCCAGCCTGGTGGCGCAGCTCGCCGGGGTTGGGCCGGGCGGGGAAACGGAAGGGGGATGACATGAAGGCTGGCATGGGTGTCAACGGACTAGGCAAGGCGATTTATGAATTGGCTGTGGAGAAGGGGTGGCACAAAGAGAAACTTGATGTGCCGCTGCGCCTCGCGTTGATCCATTCAGAACTATCAGAGGCGCTGGAGGAATGGCGAAACGAGAAGCCGGACATCTATGTGCTCGACGGAAAACCCGAGGGGGTCGCGGTGGAATTGGTAGATGCCTTGATCCGGATCTTGGATGCGCTGCACGAAATGGGAGTCGATATTGACGCCGTTGTGCGCATGAAGCACCAATTCAACGCGGGGCGTCCAATTCGACATGGGGGCAAGCGGGCATAACAGAAAGCCCACCCGAAGAAAGTACTTGACAGTATTAGATACACGGTATATAATGCCTGCATGACACAACCTAGCCAACGAAAGGGATGATGGATGAAAACAGGACTGGAAGCGCGCAAAGGGCGCGGGATGGGGGCGGCGAATGCCTGAGTTGAACCCCACCATCGACAAGTACATCTGCTGGCCGTACTCGCACCCAGACCCCGAGATCCGGGAACTGCGTTTCAGGGAGTGCGCCCAGTTCGCGGCCAAGCTGGCCATGGAAGGATACGTGGTCATTGCGCCTATCGCCCACTCTCACCCGCTCGCAATCTACGGCGGACTTCGGGGTGATTGGGACTCATGGCGGAAACAAGACGAAGCCTTCATCCGCGCGTCGAAGGAAGTGCTTGTGCCCAAGGTGCGCGGCTGGGATACGAGCGTTGGTATCCGGGCCGAGATCGACTTCGCTCGCTCGCTCGGGATTCCTGTGGTGTTTCAGGAGATGGGAGAAGAGCATGACGGATGACTACGTGGCCTTCGTGGATTCCAAACGGTGCGCACACAGCGACGCGGGTTTCGAGCCGGGCGAACTGCCAGACTTCCTGTATCCGTTTGAGAAGTTCGCGACGGATTGGGCGCTGCGAAAGGGACGCGCCGCATTGTTCGAGGATTGCGGCCTCGGGAAGACTGTCCAGCAATTAGTGTGGGCAGACAAGGTGCGCGAGCACACTGAGCGGCCGGTCTTGATCCTTGCGCCGCTGGCTGTCTCGGCCCAAACACAACGCGAGGGTGAGAAGAAGTTCGGCATCCCCGTCAACGTGGTCCGATCACAAGCCGACGTTGTGGACGGAATCAACATCACGAACTATGAGATGCTGCATCACTTCGATTCGCACGCATTCGGCGGCCTTGTGCTCGACGAGAGTAGCATTCTCAAGAGTTATTCGAGCAAGTATCGGCAAGAGATAACAGACTTCTCCGCATCGATTCACTACCGGCTGGCCTGCACGGCGACACCGGCCCCAAACGACCTGATAGAGATCGTCAACCATGCGGATTTCTTGGGCGTCCTGAGCGGGAAGGAGGTCAAGGCGCTTTTCTTCCGGCAGGACGGAAACAGCACAAGTTCATGGAAACTGAAAGGCCACGCCGAGCGCGACTTCTGGCGCTGGCTTTCATCGTGGGCGTTGGCAATCCGAACGCCTGCCGATATTGGATTCGAGGATGAACGGTTCAACCTTCCAAAGCTCAATATCATCCCACATGTCGTGGGGGGGCACGTCGAAGACGGCTACCTATTCCCCGTCGAGGCCGCCGACCTGCAAGACAGAATCCGCGCCCGCCGCGAGTCGGTAGGTGAGCGCGTGAAGAAATGCGCGGAACTAGTCAACAGCACGCCCGGCCCGTGGGTGGTGTGGTGTGCGTTGAACGCGGAGAGCGACGCGCTGCGCAAGGCAATAGACGGTGCTGTAGAGGTGAAAGGAAGCGACAAACCAGAAACGAAAGCCGAGCGCATGATTGGGTTCTCGGACGGAGAGCACCGCGTCATCGTCACCAAGCCGTCTATCGCCGGGTTCGGGATGAACTGGCAACACTGCCATAACGTTGCGTTTGTTGGCCTGTCTGATTCGTGGGAGCAGTGGTATCAGGCCATCCGTAGGTGTTGGCGTTTTGGGCAGACGAAAGACGTCACGGCCCATCTGATTGTGGCAGACACGGAGGGCGCGGTCGTGGCGAACATCGAGCGAAAGGAACGGCAGGCGGCTGAAATGATGGAGAAACTTGTCGAGCACATGGGGCAACAATACGAGCGAGTCGGGTACGAAGAACAAGACACGCCAACGGCGATGCCGTCTTGGCTGAAAGCAGAGGCCGTATAATGGAAGCGACAGGAGAAAGGTACGCAGCGTACAATGGCGACTGTGTCGACGTGATCAAGGTAATCCCAGACGATAGCGTTGGATTGTCGGTCTTCTCTCCCCCCTTTCCGGGCATGTACGCCTATACCGACAGTCCTAGGGACATGGGGAACTGCAAGAACACGGACGACATGCTAGATCACTTCACGTTCCTGATTCCCGAGCTACTGCGAATCACAATGCCTGGCCGGTCGTGTTGCATTCACCTTGCGCAAGAGCCCATCTTCAAGTGGCAGGAAGGATTCAGCGGGCTTCGGGACTTCCGCGGCGAACTGATTCGGCGCATGGTTGATCATGATTGGGTATTCGCCAGCGAACGGATGATCGACAAAGACCCGCAACTCAAGGCGGCGCGCACGAAGGACATCGGCCTGGCCATGAAGACCGCGGCCACAGACAGCGCCAAGCTGACGGGGACTATGCCGGATTATCTTCTGCAATTCAAGAAGAAAGGTGACAACCCGACGCCGATCCGCGCGCTCATCGACCACGATAAACCGTCACTCCAGAACCAAGATGGATGGATTTCCAAACAGGAATGGATATGGTGGGCATCGGCCATCTGGTGGAACTCGAAACGCCACAGCCCGGACGGTGGAATTTCTGAGACACACGTGCTGCGGAACTTCCGAGACGGCAAAGACTCCGAAGATGAGAAGCACTTGTGTCCGCTTCAGCTCGGCGTCATCGAGCGATGTGTCAAGATCTGGTCTGCTCCCGGCGATGTCGTGTTCTCTCCGTTCATGGGCATCGGCTCCGAGGGGTACATGGCCGTGACGCTTCAACGTAAATTCATCGGCATCGAGTTGAAGCCGTCATATTTCAACGTCGCATGCCGGAACTTGGAACGCGCCGAGCACGAAGCAACGACTGGCGATCTGTGGGCATGGGCAGAAGATGAGGAAAACAACACGGAGGAAGCCAATGAAAAACCTAGATAACGCAGACGGCCTGTTCCTCGTGGCCGTGATTGAGGGGGAAGTGACCATAGCCGACGTGGTAGATGGCCATGCTCTTCCGCCGGCGAACTTCCAACAGGACGGCCTCGGCGTCCACGAATCGGCCATCGAACTGGTGACACGCATCAAGACGGTGCTGGCTGGCGTCGCGTATCAAGAGTCGATGCTTGCGGCTGAAATCGTGGAAGGGGAAATCACACCATGAATGCATCGGAACTCATGCGCCTGGACGCCATAGAACGCTTCATGGCCCGCGCGGTTGCGCAGTTCCCGTCTCTCGGGGAGCCGCCAGACAGTCTGGTATGCAAAGCCGTGCCAATCACCGACGCCCCCGACGATGACATCGGAAACGAGTACGTGTCCGGGGAGGCGCTGCGAGAGATTGGGCAGGCTATATCGCACGTGCTGTCGATGGCGGAACACGAGCGGTTAAAGACGTTGCTTCCCAAGCATGCGTATGGCTCGGACGCGGTAGCGGAGGTGGTGGACTGGCCGTATTTTGGATATTATTGGTGGAAAGGGTCGCCAAATATTCTTATCGAAACCGGATGGCACTTCGATGGAGATCTAGGCGCTACTGTCAAGGACGCCCCCACCCCCGACGCCCCCGGCGACGACACCAGGGACGCGGCGCTGGCACAGATGGAAGCGCGGTTGGCGGTTGTGACGGAAGAGCGGGACGAGCTTTATGTCGAAGTGGATCGCGGTAACGCTCGAATTGTCACGCTGGAAAACAATGTCCAAGGGCGCATTGAACGTCTTGCAATTTCGCACGGGTGCCAAAGCGGGTGCAACGCCCAGGATTGTGGCCGCACAAACCGATGCGAAGATCACGGCGAGCTCAATCGACTCAACCACCTGCTCTTTGGCACCGGCGAGTTCGCGCCGAAGGAGAAAGCATGATGCCCCGCCTCAGAGTCATCTACGAACCCAAAGGCGCCGCGCGTGCAGAATCAACCGTATCGCAAATCACCGAAAAGGTGTAGACTGGATCAAAAAAGCCTCTCGTAGGCGAAAGGAGACACCATGCGAAGAGCATACGTTGTGGCGCTGGTCTCGGCCCTGTGCCTGTTTGGGCTGGCACACGCGATCACCCCAGACGACCGTGCACCGCTCGCCAGGTTTGAGCCAGCCGTCGTCAGCATTCTCGACACCGGCGCGAAATATCAGGTATGGCTGTCAGGCTATTCTCCGCACCATGTCGCGATCAAAGTCTACGACAACATGCAGCGCCTCGTAGGCGCCTACGCGGACGCTGTTCCCCCGGAACAGTTCGATGCCTTTCTAAAAACCACGATGACCGACTATGCCGCCGCTGCGCCCCCGGAACGCCTTGACGCGATTCTCAACCCGTTGGGATACGTGAAGACCTCGAAGGGCGTAGCGATGGCGTCTGGCGTGTCTGTCGCGTCCAAGGCCCAACGGCTGGAAGTGCGCGGACCTTTCGCCAATCTGTTCAAATCGCAGCCGGCCGCAACCAACGCGCAGCGGGCCATGCAGGAACTGTCGGCCATCGAGGCGGACCGGCTTACGGATGCGGCTATCGCGGCGGAGGTGGGCCCATGGAAGGAACTGTCAAAATGACATGGATTAGCCGAATGTCACGTTTTCTCAAATCCTCCAGACGGACCACCCGCCTGATAACCATCGAAACGCTTCAGCACCATTACAGGCGGAAATTCGAGGACATTGTCCACGACGGCATGACGCCGCTCGATCTCATCGGGCGCACCGAGGGGTTCTGGTCTTCTCGGATAAAGTTCCGCGCCCGCGATTGTATCACGATACTGATCGAGTCGGGCGTGTTGTCAGAGGACGTGATAACCGAGTTATGGGCGCGCGTCAAGAAGCGAGCCGGGGCCAAATATGGACGTCGTCCGGCCGATCCGGCGGCAGACTATGACGCCATGAATGGATATGAGGCGTTCTGTTCAGCCACTTCGTTGTGGCTCGGTTCGCCTCTTACCGCGTCCCTGTGGGAGCCGTCCAAGCACGCAGCGAGCGCCCTGATACAGATCTCAGAGGCGGCGTTTCAGGCAGGCGGAGCCGACGCAAAGGGGTGTGAGGAGTCTGACGCCGAGGACGCTGCACAGCTTGAGGATTTGCGCGCGGTCATTTTGGAAGCGGAGGCCGCATGCCACACCTCCGACAACTAACCCGAGCCGCGGCCATCGCAGCACCTGTGACCGTTCTCGCTCAATAGCGAAAGAGAGGGACTCTTGACCATAGCGGCGACGGACTCGCGGGCGGTGCCTCAACACCTACGCCGCGATCTGACTCGCATGAGCCGAATGTCCTCATGCCTCAGTGATGGCTTCTGGGCCACGCAAGCCGTGAACGACGCGCTGTGGCATGAGCTACCGGAAGACGTTGGCCGCGGTCTTGTCCTTGGCGACTGCAAGCGGCTCTTGATTGGCTGGATTCGTGGACTCATGGCGGAAGTTCTAACTGAGCATCAACGCGAGTACGTCGAGCTGTACTATTTCCGTGGCCTCAGTTGTCGCGACATGGCCGTCGTCATGGGGGTGAACAAGTCAACAGCGAATCGTGGCGTTCAGCGGGGCGTTCGTACAATCCGGGACCGTTGGGTTGCCCGCGATTGCCCCGCCAACGTCGTGACGGCTGCGATGGAATATACTGGAAGGAATGGCGGCGAACACAGGGAGATTTCTCATGGACCAGCTCAACCTCTTCACTACACGCAGCCCAATCGAGGAAGCCTTCCTCGTCTTCCACCGGGCGAATCCTGACGTCTACAAGGCGCTTGTGGCGTTGTCCATGCAAGGGAGACGTGGTGGCCTTCGTCGCGGGTCAATAAATCAGCTATTCGAGGTCTTGCGCTGGAATACGATGATCCAGACCGACCCCGGCGCCGATCCGTTCAAACTCAACAACAACCATCGCCCCCACTACGCCAGGCTCATCATGGCCGCCGAGCCGACGCTGGCCGGGTGGTTCGAGATACGGAAGGTGGCTGGATGAAGGATCGAATCACCAACAAACACCCCGGCAAGAAGCCATGGCTACCCCTCTACACGGCCGATCTAATCACAGACAGCGCAGTCTGTCGCTGTTCATTCGAGACCCGAGGCGTCTGGGTATGGATGTTGTGTGCGATGTGGAGGGAGGAGGTCCGCGGCACGCTCCCGGGGGACATGGACGAGCTGTCAAGCATCGCCTTTGTGCCAATTCAAATCCTCTCAACTGCCGTCAAGGATCTTGAAATACACGGCGTGTTCTCCCGGGGCCGGGACTTTGACGGGCACGGCCTACCGCCCGATGCCATCGTGAATCGCCGGATGTACGGGGACTGGCGCCTCGAACAAATGAAGGTCAAAGCGGGCCGAAAAGGGGGTAAGGCTTCCGCCGAGAAGCGGCGCATTCAAGCAAAAGCCCAGCAAAACGCAAGCAACGCGCGGACGCCTAACGACGCTCAAGTAATAGGATTAGATCCGACGACGCCAAGCACGGCCCCAAGCAAAGGCACAAGCACACTACTGGACAGGATCTCTGCGGTAACAGGTGACGGCCCCGAGTGGATGTCTTGGTTCAAGGCGGCTTTGGAAGTCATGGCCGGCTTCGGGGGCACGCCATATGCCGAGGCCGCGGTGCTTCACGTTGAGCGGTCGGGGGATATCGAACACCCGGGCCGGTTCCTTGCTGACAAGTTTCTGAGGTGGGCGCGCGAGAACAAGATGACGGGTTCGATGCCAAAGAAGCCAACAATATGAGCGGCCATCTAAAGTTTTCCTTGCAATCTAGAGTCAAGTGTAGTAATGTGTAGCGGAAGTCAAAGGAGAGCAGAAATATGGCACTCGTCAACACGAAAGCAGCCGCCGCACACCTCGGCATTCACCCAGCAACGTTGCGCCAAAAGGTGCGCGAGGGGCATATCCCTTGCGTGAGAATTGGGAACACGGCGTCCCTCCGCTTCAACTTGGACGCGATAGACGCGCACCTGGCCAAACAGCAGGCGCAACCCGGCACCGCAACTGACGGCCGGCCGGGGGGGGTGTCGTGAAATACCTGCGCATCAAGAATTGGGACAAGTACCAGGCGTTCAAGGATCGCGAGCCGAAATGGATCAAAGTATACCGTTCACTTTTGAACGATTACGACTTCTGTCAACTCACCGATTCTGCCCGTGGGCACCTGATTTGCCTGTGGCTTTTGGCCGCTGAAACGGACAACAAGATAGCCTACGACGCGAATTGGATCAAATCGCGCATCAATGCAACATCAAAAATCGATTTGATTATTCTCATAAACCATGGCTTTTTAGAGGTTTATGAAGAAAACCCGCCCTCTGTACAACCAACTCCAGATGTCTGTACAGACGATCCGGATCATCCGTACAGTGATCCTGAGTCGGTTGTACACAGAGAAGAGGAGAGAAGAGAAGAGAAGAGAAGAGATATGCTCGAACGTGCGTTCTGCGCTATGTGGGAAATTTATCCTCGCAAAGTGTCCAAACAAGAGGCCCGGAAGTCTTGGGAAAAACTGAGCCCGACCGAAGATGACGCGCGGCTCATCATCAAGCGCCTTCGCCTTCACGTTGGCAAGTGGACCGACGACCGCACAGAGGCGAAGCACATCCCGCATGCCGCAACATGGCTGAACCGGCGACGGTGGGAGGATGACCTAGACTCCTCGATTCCAGACCAGCGCGAACAGGCGCCAGACCAGCGCCCAAGCGACATTTCAAACTGGCACCCGGATCCGGGGATTGCATCCTACGCCGAATCGTTGGCCCGTGACGAGGGCTTGAGCCAGGACGACGCGGTCAAAGAGGCGCTATCACGTCGCGCGGCACACGAAAAGGCCACGGCAGACGGCACGTTAGCCGCTGCGTTCACGGGAACCATGCCGGAGACACCGGCGGCGAAAGGGAAATCATGACCTGCATCGGAATCGACCCGGCGTACGCGAAGCCAGTGACGCTGGCGTGGCGGGACAGGGCACTTGATGGCCTTTGGGTTTGCCGAACAGCCGATCCGCGCGGCGAAGGGTTTCCCGAAGATCTCGCTGACATCTTCGCTGAATTCAGAAGCCATGGAGCAGAACGGGTGTGCTTGGAAGACGGCTACGTTGGTCGAAACCTACAAGTTGCGCTCCGTTTGGGGCACAATCGCGGGATGATTCACGGAATCGCCCTGACACAGGGTCTAGAATGCTACCTCGTCGCCCCCAGTCGCTGGCAGAGCGATTGTCTGTCCTCGGGAGGGGTAAGACCCCACAAACACGCTCAAATTGCCTTAGCGGCCATCCTGCGCGCAAAACACGTCACCGGGATGGATCTAGGCGAAGATATGGCCTGCGCTGTCTGTTTGGCCGAATGGGGCAACGCACACCCGGAGGTCTTCGGTGGGTAGACCATCTGGACTGACACCGGCCCTTGCTGCCAAGATTGCCAGGCACTTGGCAAGGGGGTTGTCTACGGGCGCAGCGGCTACCAAAGTCGGGGTGCCTAAGCGTACTCTGGAGCGGTGGTTACAGATTGCCAGTCGGGACAACTCCAAGTGGTGGCAGTCCATCGTTTTCAGGGCCGGCGGGTACCGGAGGCTTATACATTCGAGGCGCCTTGCTAGGGCCCGATGCGAGCACGGCGTCGGACCAGAGGCCATGGTCGCTATGCTGTACTCTGAAATCATGGAGGCCCTCACCGACGGGAAGGTGCCGCTTGACGTCGCGTCGAAGGCGTTGGAAATGGCGCAAGACGAATTGCGCGATACGCTTGCGGCCGAATCGCTGAGCTTTGCCAGGACCGAACTCGCCCGCTGGCATCCTGGAGATCAGCGAATGTCAGGTATTGGTGACATTGCGGACGGTGACGAATGACAAGAGAGTGGCGGATTCGTATGCGTAAGGTGTTGATATGTAAGGCTTCCAACAGTCTAGCTACTAACAGTAAGGCATGTTGTTTCGTGGGTTATCCATGTAAAGTATCGGTTACATTGGAGGTAAAGGTGTGAAAAATGGAGGGCAGAGCAATGGCAGACGAGAGCGTGCGAGAATTGGTGATTGGTAACGGCATTCCATCCCGCGCTCATTTCGGGACACCAACAGCGATCCAGTATCCCGAGTGCGCGAAGCTGGCATCAGCCCGCAACCGGCACGTGGCCATCACTGAGTTTATGGAGTGGATTGACGGGCAGAAGCTCTTCCTGTGTGAGTCGTGGCCCACTGGAGAAGGTTATGACCAAACCCACCGGAGACACGACAACCTCATCTTCGACTTCCTTGGTATCGACCAGGCGAAGCTAGAAACGGAGCGTCGGGCAATGCTCGATGCGGCGGGCGAATATGGAGGACACACCCTATGACACCCACTGAGCTGCGGAAAATATTGATACCAATACACAAGATTGCGCGGGAGGGTTGGAGTGCCGTGCTCAAAGAGACGATGGCTGAACGCGACGCGGCGCTGGAGCGGGTGAAGGGGTTGGAGGCCCGCGTGTCTGAACTGGAGGCGGAGCAATGATTGACGCCCTATGGCCCTATATCAAAGCCGCCTGGGTCTTCGCGCAGTGGCTCGCTTACATGATGATCTTGATGGTGTTGAAGTCGTGTGCATGACCGGCGAAGAAACCCCTTGACAACCAATAGATAGATTGTATATAATGCGGCAACGTTGAAGGGAGCAACCATGGACATCCTGGACAAAATCAAAGACTGGGACAAGAGGCACAAGGCGGCCAGGGCGGACGACGACAAAGAGAAGGCGCACAAGATCGAAGACGACGCCATGCATGCTTTCGTCCGCCACCTGTGGGCAAACAAGGAACTACCAGGATCTCCGATAGACCAGACTTGCGTCACATTGCTTCGCCGTATGAATCGGCGCGGCGACAAGCTCGGGCGCTGGTACTCGTGAAGGGAGACGCCATGCTAGACACAAAGAAGCGGCCGCGGTACGTTCAAATCCACACGAGCGGCCCGGTGTATCGTTGCGCCGCGACGGAAGCCGCGATGCTCGTCACGTTCGGCCATGCCCGGTACGTTGACCAACGCGGCGGGACGGTGATTCAAATCAAGGAGAGGGACAATGGGTAGGTTGGCGGATGCGATCAGGGTCGAGAGAGACGGCTTGCTGGTTGGCGCACCGAAGCGGCTTCTGGCACGGGTAGAACTATCTGAGCTTGACAGACAGCGTGAGCCCACCCCCGCCGCCGAGACGATGACCGAGAAACGGCTGGCGGAGATTGAAGAGTGGTGTGTTCCGCGCTCTGAGTACGGCACACCTGGGGGACGTTATTCTTGCCTGATGTCTGTGGACCTCATCGCCGAGGTACGCTGGTTGCGGGCGGAGGCGGAACGGGTCGAGATCTCGTGGGGCGAGGCGATTAAGGACTCCCATGGGCGTGCCAAGATAGCAAAGGAAAAAATCAAGACCGCCGAGGGCCATGCCGAACGTCTTTTGGAGTCACAGCGAGAAACAGAGACCCGAGCCAAGGAATGGGAGGAAGCCGCCCACAAAGCCGAGGATCGGGCGAGTGTGGCAGAGCGGAAGGTGTCCCTGGCAATTGGCAACATCAGCGCAGCGCGCAAAACGTTGGACAACACAATTCAGGGATTGGAGTATGGCGACGATGCCTAACACCTGCCAATCCTGCCACCGCCGCCTACCAGCCCTAGCCTTCGCCTACACCGACCGCTCGCACACGGAGCGCCGCGACGTATGTCGCCAGTGCAACCGCCGCGCGTGGGAAAAGGTGAACAACGCCCAGCGCCGGCGCGAACGTATCGCCAGAGAATTCGACGGCGGGGCCACAAGCCTGCGATTCAACCGGACGTTTGAATGGACACCATCGAAGGTGGACTTGGCCGAGCAAGCTGAATGCCGGGAAGCGTGCGGGATGGCGTGGTAGAATAGGTAAAGAACATGTGCCCGCACAAAGTGGAGATTGTGGACCTATGAGCGAGCGCAAATCAGATCCAGCGACTACACCAAGCAAGGCGGCCAAGTTGATTTCACTAATCGGCGCGGCCGCTGCGCTGTGTGGCAAGGTAAAGAAAATCCCAAAGACACAACAGGGAGACGCCCTACCGATGTGGAAAAGGCCGCCAAAGCATTCGCGCCGGAACCGGAGGCACCCATGAACGAAATCACCTTGCTGGACCTTTCACTTGCCGCCGCCCTCGCCTTGGCTTGGTACTGTTGGTATCAGTGGCGGAAGACGCTCAAGATAGCAAAGGAACTGGCATTTATGCTGGAGGAATCGACCCATGGCCCAAGAGCCTGAAACCCCAAAACCACAGAAGATCAGAAGCGGGCAGCGAAACAAAGGCCAACGCGCTCATGACCGCCTGCTAATTTCGCGGTGGTTCCGTCGTGGCTACACCCAGAAGTCCATGAAGGTGATGCTGAACGACTCGCGCCAAGTGGACGGCGTCTACGAAAAGCCGTACCCAATCAGTGCAATGACCATCTCAAAGGATACCCGTGCCATCATCAAGGGATGGACGCATGAAGGCATCAAGAACATCGACAAGCGCCGGGCGGTTGAACTGGCGAAGCTCAACAACTTGGAATGTGAGGCGTGGGAGGCGTGGGAGCGCAGCAGGCGTGACGCCGAGAAGCACAGAACGGAAGACTCCGAAAGTACGGGCGGCGAACATGGCGGGGGCACGACCAGGAAGAAAAGCAAGGAAGTGCATGGCCGCGACGGCAACCCGGCATTCCTCGCGCAGATCCGGGCCGTCATCGAGAAGCGGTGCGCTCTGTTGGGCCTCGATGCGCCTACCTTGGTCGAGACCAACGGAACGATCAAGGTGCTCATGCCGGAGGACTACGGGAAGGAAGAGGCGGCGGGCGTGACGCCAGAGGCGGAACCAGAAACGGAGGACACAAAGGAATGAGCGGACACAAAGGAATGAGCGGAGACTGGAGAGTTGAACTTGAAGATGGGTCTTTGTTGACCGGGGAAGCTGCCCGCCAAAACTTAGAATCCCGTGGGCTTCTGGACGAATACATTGGCGAAGACGTGCAATTTCAGCCCATCACGAACGCGGACCGATTCCCGGATGAAACAGATTACGAGTACGCCGCGCCGCGCTGGCTTTGGGACGACTTCGCGAAGTCGGCGATCGCCGGGCTTGTGCGGCGGCCAGGGAGGTGCTCGCACAGCGTCGCGAGGGAATCTTTCGACATCGCCGACGCTATGATGCTGGAGCGCAAGAAACGGCTGGATGGCAATAACTAGCCAATGCCAAGAACCACAGTAGACCTACGCGGCCTCAAGAAAGCCGTCAACCCGACGTACTACCCCCTGCTCTGGGACGAACATCGCACCCTCGTCCTGATGGGCGGCGCCGGTAGCGGCAAGTCCGTCTTCTGTGTCCAGAAGATCCTAGCCCGGATCGCCATGGAGAAGCGGCACAAGATCTGCGTATTGCGCAAGGTGTCCAAGACGCACCGCCACTCGACCTGGACTGAGTTTCAGCGGACTATTTCGCAATGGGGCTGGTCGAACTACTTCTCGACGAACAAGACGGATATGACATTCACCTTCCTTCCGAACGGCAATCAAATCATCTTCTCGGGTTTGGATGACGCCGAGAAGCTCAAGTCCATTACAGGCATCACGTCGTTTTGGATCGAGGAAGCCACCGAATGTGTTGAAGACGATCTCAGTCAAGTCGATCTTCGCCTGCGAGGCTTCGGCACGTACAAGCAGATCATGCTCAGTTTCAACCCTATATCGGCCATGCACTGGCTGAAGGCCCGATTCTTCGACCAGCAAGAGAGGACCGTCCGCACGGTCCGGACAACGTACCGGGACAACCGATTCCTTGACGCGCCCTATGTGGCCATGCTCGAAGGCCTCAAGACCCGGGACAATGGCCTGTGGCGTATCTACTCAGAGGGCCTCTGGGGCGTGCTCAAGGGCCTCATCTACGAGCCATGGCCCATATTGGAGGAATGGCCCGAATCGTTCCATGACAAATGGTATGGGCTCGATTTTGGCTTCAACCATCCCATGGCCCTGGTTGAAGTCGGCGAGCGTGACGGCGAATACTTCCCCACAGAGCTGGTCTACGAGAGCAAGATGACGACCGCGGACCTTGCCAAGCGGATGGCAGAACTAGACGTGTCGCGCACCTTGCCTATCTATGCCGACTCAGCCGAACCCGACAGAATTGAGGAACTGTGCCGGGATGGGTGGAACGTGAAGCCCGCGAACAAGGGGCCCGGGTCCGTTCATGCTGGCATCGTCTTTCTCCGATCCAAGGCGATCTACACGCGCCACAGCAATGGCAATCTGAACAAGGAAGCCGCTACCTACAAATGGGCAGAAGACAAGGACGGGCGGCTCATGGAGGCCCCCGTCAAGTTCGCAGACCATTTGATCGACGGGCTACGCTACGCCATTTACACCCACCTGAATCAGCCGAAATTCGAGTCCTCGAAAGACCCGCTCGCCGGCGTCGGCATGTTCTAAATCCAGCTGTAACCCCTTCCATTGGCGCGGTACGGTAGCCCATTCTATGCGCATGGGCAAGGATCTTACTCAAGAAAATCCCGCGTACAAGGCCACCAAAGCCGAACGGATCCGGGGGAGAGACTTCTTTGAAGGCGCGCGCGTCATCAAGGAAAAGAAGACCGCGTATCTCTTCCGGGAAAAGAACGAAGCGGTTGAAGACTACAATAAGCGCCTGAGCCGTGCCGTGTTCGATCCCTACTCCGAAAAGATCATCACCGCGCGGCAAGCTGTGCTCTTTTCCAAGCCCGCCACACGCGAACTCGGGGGCCTCGAAGAATGGGCCGGCGACGTGGACAACAAAGGCACGGATGCCAACTCCTTTTTCTTCGACGTGGCCGAGAACGCCCAGGCGGATGGCATCCATTGGGTTGCTGTTGACCACACGAAACCCGATAAGGACCGCGTAAGCAAAGCAGACGAGGACGCCGCCGGGGACCGCCCATTCTTCGAGCAAGTCGCAGGCGCCGCCGTCATCGATTGGGAAGTCGGCACAGACCTTGAACTGAACTGGGCCGTTGTGAAGCAGACCGCCACGAAGGCGCGCGCGACGGCTGGCGAAGAAATCGAAGCGGTTGAACAGTGGAAGATCTGGTATCGCGACCGTTGGGAAATCTGGCAGCGAGCGGACGAGAAAGACAAGACCATTGATAAGTTCAAGAGGACTGAATGGGGCGCTCACCCTTGCGAAGCCGTCCCCCTTATCCCGTGGCTAGGGAAGCCGCGCACATCGTTCTCCGGATGGCCCATCACAATGCCCGTCCATGGCCACATTCTCGCCGTCTACAACCAACAGTCGGATCGCGACTGGTTCATGCAACTTGCATCGCACCCGCTCCCAGTCGTTATCGGCCCTCAGAACGTCGCGAAGCTCGACACCGGCAAGGGCATGTGGCTCAAGAGTATGGCTGGCGAGACGGTCGATATCAAGTATCTGGAGCCCGCCGGCACGGCTGTGGACGGCGTCAACGAAGTCATCGAAACCTACCAGCGCAAGATCTTCGCTCTCATGTTGTTCATTTCATCGAAGGATACGGCCCAGGTGCAATCCGCGGACTCGCAGCGGGAAGATCGGCGCGTGTTCACATCGTCCCTATCTGAGGTGTCCGTCCGATACGAATCCAACGAAAACCAGTGCTGGGATCTAATGGGGAAATGGACAGACCCAGAAGTACCCGCCGATGCCACCGAGGTCAAGTACAGCCGAGACTTCGATGACAAGTTCATCGAGGCGACGATGATTTCGGCCTTGACGGAACTGGTAGGCGAAGGCGTGATTACCAAGAGGACGGCGCTACAGGCCGTTGTGGCGGGCGAATTGGTGGAGGTAGAGGACATCGACGCAGAACTCGCCGCGGCTGCACAAGAGGCCAAAGCACGAACGGAAGAATTGACCCAGGCCGCGCTGGCAAGTCTACGGCGTAGCTCGGGAGAGGTATCGGGCGATGAATAGGCCAGCGAGGCCGAATCGCCACAACGCCCAACGCAGGGGCGAACTACTGCGGGGGACACGGGACATCCCATTTGAAACCCGGACGCGCACGGGCAGCGTAAAGCCCGGAAATGAGGAATGACATGCCTTACACGATGAACGCAGAGGGACAGCTTGTAGGCGATGATGGCGCCGTTGTTGAGATCAATGGCGAAGCCGTCACCGTCACGGGCGCCAAGAGCCAGGCTGAAATGGACGCCGCATTTGCCAAGTCGAACAAGGCCCACAAGGCCAAGCTCGACGGGTTGACCGCGACGATCAAGACCCTGTCTGAACAGGTCGAAAAGAGCGCGGACACCGAGAAGCTGCTCGCGGATCTCCAGACCGAAAAGATGGTCCTTGAATCCAAGCTTGGCCAAGCCGAGGCGCACGCCGCCAGCGAGGTGGCAACGCAGCTCGACACTGCGAACAAGAAGGCCAGCGAGAACCAAGCGGCCTACGAGGCCGAGAGAGATGCCCGCGTGAAAGACCAAGTGCGAAACGTCGTGCTCGGCGCAGCGGGTGCCCGGTTCAACAAACCGGCTCTCGATGTAGTTCCCCATTTGCTTTCCGTTCACACACGCGAGCCCATCAAGGACGAGACGGGCAAAGCGACTGGCGAGTTCTCGGACACTTTCAAGATGACCTTCGACAAGGAAGGCAAGCCAGTAACCGAGGATCTGTCCATCGACAAAGCCCTGAAGGTCTGGGGGGAACAGAACCCCCACCACCTAGCCCCGAGCAAGCGCAGAGGTACCGGCGGCGGAGAGTATTCGCAATCCGGGGCCAGCGACAAGCCGGACGGGCTCGTATATCCAAGCATGGAACCATAAAGGACACTGAGCTATGCCCACAGCACTGACACTAATCGAGCTGGCCCAACGGACCGGCGACTCCAACATCATGGAAATCGCGGAGGTGTTGGACAGAAGCAATCCCATTCTTGGCGACATTCCCATCCGCCAATCGACCGACCAACACGTTGAGCAGGTCGTCCGCCGCAATTCGTTGCCCACGGGTGCATTCCGCGGGATCAATGAAGGCGTGGACAAAGAGGCCTCGGAAACGTCCAAGGTCAATGAGCCCATTTCGTTGCTGGAAGCGAGAAGCAACCAGGACGAGGCGCTCGTCGACATGGCCCCGAACCCCGTCGACTTCCGGCGCACGGAAGATGAGGCGTTCATCGAAGGGCTCGGCCAGACCATGGCGAGCAACCTGTTCTACGGCAACAATGCCGTTGACCCGAACGAGTTCAGCGGCTTCGCCGCGCGCCAGGACTCTATCCTCGCCGACGAAGTCTATGACAACGGCGGCTCCGGAAGCGACCTGACCAGCATCTACGTGGTCCAGTGGGGATTCAAGTACGTGTACGGCGTAGTCCCGCGATTCGCTTCGATCACCGGCCTCGCCATGCGGGATCTCGGTGTGCGGACCGTGCTAGACGCCGACAGCAAGGAACTGGAGGCATATGTCTCCCTGTTCCAGTGGCGTCTTGGCTTGGCTGTGAAAGACAGCCGCGCCATGAAGCGAGTTGCGAACATCGAGACCAGCGGATCCACCAACACGTTCGATGAGGATCTCTTGATCGAGGCGCTCAACGATCTGCCGAACGACCGCACCGACGCGGTAATCTACGTCAACCGGACGGTCAAAACCCAGATGGACATCGCCGCGAAAGACCACAACAACATCCGTTATGGCCTGGAGCAGTTCGGCGGGGTTCCCACGCTGTTTTTCAGTGGCGTACCGGTCCGGCGTGTGGACGCCATCGTGTCCACTGAGGACGCCATCACATAAGCGGCGTGATCAAACGGTCCATGAAAGGACAACGAACCATGATCGACAATATCCTGACACTATCCGACCTCCAGGCCGTGACTGCCTCGGCGGATTCGACGGACTCCTATGACAGCGGCTCGGGAATCCCCGATTTGGGGCGCGCTGCTGAGCATTTCCTCGTGGTCGATGTTGCAGTCGACTTTGCAACATGCACGAGCATCCAGGTGGTGCTCAAAGACTCGGCTGACGATATCACGTTCGCCGTGATCGCGACGGCCCCGGCTGTCGCTTTGGCGGACGCGCTCATCGGCCAGCGGCTGGCGCTGCTCGCGATCCCGCAGGACAACCGCCGATACCTGAATGTCGGGTACATCATCGTCGGATCGAGCGCGACCGCAGGCAAGGTCAACGCCTACATCTCGCCGGACCCGGCCACTTCGTAGCAGAAACCGTGGGGGCGTCGAGCGCCATGCTCGGCGCCCCTAACCAGAGAGGGGAATCTCTATGGCCAAGAAGTGGAAATGCCTGCGAAGGTGTTTTTTCAAGAATCGCATGTGGAAGCCTGGCCAGATCTACGACGGGGAAGACGCCTGTCGCCATTTCCAGATGATTGGGGTTGGGCCGTTGCGGTTGGCGGTGTATCCCGGGGCAAAGCCACAACAATGGGCCGGCGCCTGCATTGAAAGTATCGCGCAAGCCGGACACAAGGTACTTTTCGACACCAACACCCCAATCGAATCCATTGACAACTACGATGCCCCTGTGATTTTCGACGGCCATCCGAAGTTGATCGACATTGCCGCCGACTACCAAGCCGCGGGCAAGCCCGTCTATATCCTGTCAGTGGGCGCGGTTGACGTGCTCGGCTCATACCCCGTCGCCAAGATTGAAACCAACGGGACCGCGAGGCCAAGCCAATGGTCCCCCATCGGACTCCCGCTCCCGACCGCATACAACGGCCCGATGGACGGCGTGATCCTGCACCTCATTCCGAAACTGGAGACAACCAAGGAACGCGCCCCAGAACTGACCAAACCACGCGAGGCCATACACGGTCTATCTGCTGTCTTTTCCCCTCTCGCCTTCCGGGCGGCCCCTCGTGTGGTGTGCATCGGCGGGGGGCCGTCCTTGGCGGGTTTCAATTGGGATCTTCTGAAAAGCGAAGTGGTGGTCGGGGCCAATCGCGCCTACGAGAACCCAAACGTCGGGATGATGGTCACGATGGACGAACGGTTCTGTCGATGGGCCGCGTCCGGCCGCTTGCCTGCCGATGGTGAAGACTCAGACCAAAAGGAATCATGGGGCAAGTACCCCGGATACAAGGTGTTGACCCGACTTGAGCCGAACCGTGCGTGGTCGGATGTAGTGTTCGTTCGGCGGGAGGACGGTTTCAAGCCATGCCCGCCTATGATGGATCTCTTCCCCGGGGGCCGCAACTCCGGCCTCTATGCCTTGATGACAGCGTGGGCGCTCGGGGCTGAGGAAATCATGCTGCTGGGCTATGATATGGGGGCCACGACCGAAGACGGGCCCGGGTGGTTCCATTCCGGGTATCCGATGGACAACGCGGCGGGCAACTTCGCAGACTTCCGGGAAGACTTCAACAAAATAGCGCCATGCCTGGAACACGACGGGGTGCGCGTCGTGGTCTACGGGCCATCCTCCCTCGATTGCTTCGACAAAAAGACTCTTGCGGCCGGCCGCAAGCGCCTTGGCAGGGACAGTAAGCCCATGATGCCAGTCGTTTCAACCATGTACACCGACGCCGGATATGAGGCCGAGGTCAAAGCGATGACGCGGACGGCCGTAGCGTTCGGGCTTGAGGTGAAGCCAATCAAGGCGCCGGACCTTGGTACGTGGGGCGCGAACATTCGGCAGAAGCCCAGCATAATCCACGAGGCGCTATTGGCCGCGAACGGGAGGCCCATGGCCTTTGTTGACGCGGATGCCCGGTTCCGTGCGTTCCCGGATCTGTTCCATTCCTGGATGAAGTCAGACGCAGAGCTGGGCTTGTCTTGGTTTGATTGGGACGCGGTGCCAGGCAACAAAGGATCGAGGAAAGGCCGCGAACTATCCGCAGCGGTGATGCTGTTCAAGCCTACGCCCGGCGTTCACAAACTGTTGGACGATTGGGAAGCGCAGATGCTCGTAGCTGAGCTCACTGAGTTCGCGGAACAGCGCGTGCTCCAGGACATGATCGAGGGCGGATATGAACTCCCGCCATGCTTCGAGTTTCCTATGTCCTACAACCAGATCTTTGATTCCATGGCCAGCCTCGGAAACCCGGTGATCGAACAGACACAGGCGAGCCGCTCTCGCCGAAAGGGGAAAGTATGCCTTCCAGCATCGTAGACCATGTGCCCGCGATTATCCGGGCCGTTCAATCCGCCGATCCTAAGACCGTGCTCGATGTGGGCGTCGGGTTCGGGAAGTGGGGCCATCTCGTGCGCGAATACCTGGACATCTGGGCGTGTCGGTTGACGCCGGAAGAATGGCTCGTGCAGATCTTCGGCATCGAGGGATGCGAGGAATATATCAACCCGGCGACGGAGTACTACTATGATAATATCCATATCGGATACGCCTGCGAGGTGATCAAGGATCTAGAGCCGGTGGACGTGGTCCTGGCCATCGACGTGATCGAGCATCAAGAAACAGAAGCAGGCCTTGTTCTCGCTTGGGAGTGTATCGCTCATGCCAAGGATCTGGCGATCCTGAGCATCCCGCTCGGCGAAAAGTGGCTCAACGCGAACGCCACGTACAAAGAGCGCAACCCGTTTGAAGAGCACAAGAGCGCGTGGACCGAAAGTATGATTCTTGAGTTGCCAGGGTGCATGACCATTGACAGATTCCCGGCCCCGCGTGGCGACGTAGGCGTCTTCGTTTTCAAGGGGGACGCAAAATGAAGGTAATGATCCCGTTTGACGAACGGCGCGATTTTGCGCGCTATGCTGACTACTTGGAGCGCGGGTTTCTCGACGCCTACGGCCCATGCGTGACCGTGGAACACAATACAAGCATGTGTCTCTTGCCTGAAAGCATCATGCCGGTGGGCATCATAGACGAAGTCCGCGGCCGCGCCTATTGGGACTGGTCAGACTTCGGGGATGTCAATCGAGGCCTAGACGCGCCTTGCGGCAAGATCGAATTGCGCAGCGGCGACGAAAGCGCGGTCATGCAACCCACGGCACAGGTGATCCCGGAAGGGCTTGACGAGATCCTCGCGTTGCGTGAATCGGAGTGGAGAGAGCCGGTCCGCGACGTGTATTTCGTGGGCAGGAACACCAACCACGAGGACCGCGCCGCGTTGGTAGAAACGATCCGCGCGCAAACGCATTGGACCTCTTGTATCAAGCTCGTGCAACGTGTTGACAGGCCCAAGATACCGCCCGAGATCGTCGGCGAGAAGTTCAAGCGTGCCCAGAACTACGTCAACCAGCAAGAGTCCAGGGTCTGTATTGCGCCACCAGGGATAGGCGAGAAGACGTGGCGTCACATGGAAACGCTCGCGCTAGGACGTTGTCTGGTCATGCCGGAGACGGATTGTCTGTGGCCCGCCGACTACACGGGATGCGTTGCCATCGTGAAGCGCGACTGGTCGGATCTTCCCGAGGTGGTAGACGACCTTCTGGCAGATGACGACAAACGCAACCGCATTGCGAGCGCGGGCCGCAAGTATTGGGACGAACACCTGTCCCCCGCCGCCTTGGCCCGCCAACTCTACCGGCTTGCATTCGGAAAGGATCGGACATGATCTTTCGCACAACAGGCGAATACGTCAACGGCGAAGGCAGCGCCTCGAAATGCGCGGACCATGCCGAGACGTTCGGATGTCCGATGTTCGGAACGTTCAATGTGAAATGCGCCGATCCATTTCCAGAGGACGCGAGTGCCTCGCGAGTCAACAATATCGGCCGATTCTACCTCGTGCGATTGGCGGAAAAGCACTATGGCTACGCCTTCAAGTGGGACGGCTCCAGGATTCCCCCGAATACGATTGAGGTGTTCTCGAAGGCGTTGCTAGCGGACCACCTGAAAAACGGCAACCCGTTCGCCGTAGAAATCCTTAGCCCCATGTTTCCAGACGAGCGCAACAAATGGATCGCGGACCAGCATTGGTTCCAGTCGTTTCCGTGGGGGCCACAGCGCGCGGATAGCGGCCTCGTGTGGGACACGATCAATCAAGGCCAATGGAGCGGGGCCACTGTCCTGGACATCGGTACGCATTTCGGATACTTCGCATTCCTGGCGGCTAAGGCGGGCGCACGCGTCCACGGAATCGACAAGGCGCCGTGCTTGAAGGCCGCGCGCGTAGTCAATGACCAGATCGAAATGTGCGACGTGACATTCTCCGATTCCGTTCGCGGATGGGGCGAGAACGTAGTTGACTACATCCTCTACCTGAGCGTCCATCACCAGATTGATCCTGAGTACGATGCCTTGATTGACACTGCTATTGGCCTCCAGGCCCGGGCAAAGCGCGCGGTCTATATTGAGCTCATCGACCCGCCGCTGGAAGGGCCGAAAATCAGCGTGGAATCCCTCTTGCCAGACGCAGAGGTGCTCTTGCGCCGGTATATGCACAAGGTCCGCAGAACACGAACGATCCTGAAATTGGAGGGACACGCATCATGAGCGATCTTTGGCCAACACCAGCAGAGGCGACCACCTACATGGAGACGCGGCAAGGCGCCGACGACGTATGGCCCAGCGTCGAGGCGGACCAGACAACCATCCTCACCACGGCCCAAGCCGACATAGAGGCGCCGGGCATCTACACCTTCGAGGATGACGACGGAGAGGACATCACGGACGACCCGACCGACGCCATGAAAGAGGCCGTATACGAACAGGCGCTTTTCCGGCTTCTCGATGAGGACGTCGACGTTCGCGCCGGGATACAGGCCCAAGGCGTCACGGCGGCAACGCCAGTTGGCGAGACATACAACGGCCTCGGCGCCGCGATCACCATCGCAGCCCTCGCCGCCGCGCGAATCTCCACATACCAGACGGGCTCGACCAGTAGCGGCCCGTTTACCGTGACACGATGAGCATGAGCAGATGGAAGATGTTGAAGGCCGCATGGGCGGCACGGAAAGCAAAACGGAGGGCACGAAAGATGTTCAAGAAACTGTTAAAGTCGAGAACCACTCAGAACGTTGCGGCGGGTACCGCGGTCAGCACCGGCGTTGTGGCGGCCGCTTTGGCCATGCTCCGGACGTTCGCGCCGGACCTGTTGCCGTGGGGTCCGGAGATTGACCTCAAGATTGACATGCTCCTTGTGATGATCTTGGGCCCGCTCGTTTCCCGGTGGTTTGCCAAAGTGCGCAACCCCGAGAAAGCGCATCGAGGCTCTCGGGCGACGCCATTGATCGTGTTCTTCCTCATCGCTGGCCTGGCGGCCGGCGGTGTCGGGTGTCAGACGCGCAGTATCGCGCCGGACGGCACCGTGACGACCACAAGCCCCGACATTGAGGCCCTCGTAGCCGTTGGGCAGATTATCCAGCTATGCGGCGACTTGGCGACACCCTACGTCCGTGAATACCTGGCATTGAAGGCTGATAGAGACGCCGCCGACGATGCCAACGATCTGGTTGAGCGCGACCGACTACAGTCCGCGCTTGAGGAGTTCTTGGCTTTGATCCTAAGCCCGCAACTGGGAACCACAGGCTCGGAGGTGCCGGACGCTGTCATTGTGCCATAGCCCTGGGCCTCGCCCTTTACTCCGCACACGAATGCGCCACACCGGAGATCATAGATGAACATCACGCCCTCTTTTGCTGTCACCGTCGCGATACAGATCGCGACAATCGCCGCCTTTATTGGCGGCATGTGGATGGCCCAGAAGTCCATCAAAGAGGCTCTATCCCTTGTCAGGAAGGATATGGGTGGACTGTTTAGTCGTATGGTGAAAGCCGAGATCGACATCTCCGGTTTCCCCGCCCAAGTGGCGGAAAGCGAACGAACACAAGAACGGGTCCGGGGATTGGATCACGACCTTGGCGCGGTCCGCGGCGACGTCGAGCGGTTGGAGGCGGTCTGTCAAGAGCGGCATGGCGCGGCCGCGGGCGGCTGATATGGCAATCGATCCAACAATTCCAATCAGCGAAGCGGGCCGAATTCGCGAACTCCTTGGACTGTATCAGGCGGCCCAAGTCGAGATCACGAAGGAATTGCGCAAGGCGGCGTTGACGCCGTTCCGAAGGTTCCGGCTTAGAGAACAACTTCGCCAGGTGGAAGCCGTCACGGCGGCGCTACAGGTGTCGGCTGTGACCGCGTCAGAGGCCATCATTGCCGCCAACTATAAGACTGGGGCTGATATATCGTCGCTTGCCTTGAATGCCCAGGGCGTGAGCACCGCGCCGATCAACATGGGCAACAGAATCAACACGGCGAGCGTGCAAGTCATCGCAGACCAGATGGCCCTTGAATTGGGCATAGCAGCCGATCAAGTCCGTAGGCAAGCCAGCTCCATCCTTCGCCAGACACAGCAGAAAGTCATTTCAGAAACTCAGATAAATCGGCTGATTGGCCAGGGGATTGTGCGTGGCGAGACCCGGCGCGAAACGTCAAGGGCATTGACAAAGGTCATCACAGACCAGATAGGCGACGGAATCCGGGTGCAAGCGGGATCCCGGACGTTCGACCCCAAATACTACGCCGAACTCGTGACGCGGACACGGACGCGCGAGGCTATGACGGAAGGCGCGATACAACGCGGGCTTGAGTACGACGTAACGCTCTATCAGGTGTCCGTCCATGCCTGCGATTGCGATGAGTGTCTGCTCTATCAAGGCAAGATCTATTCCGTGGTGCCAGACGCCCGTTTCCCTTTACTAGAAGAGAGACCCCCTTATCACCCGAATTGCTTGCTAGAGGAAACGCCCGTCTTTGCCCCTGGAAAGCGGGCCGCGTTTGTCGCCACCTACAACGGACCTGTAGTCGATATTGCTCTGTCCAATTCCGCACGGTTCTCCACCACCATGAATCACGTGTTCCTCACACCGAGTGGTTTTGCTTTCGCGAAGGATCTTCGCGAGGGAGACAAGATACTCTGTAGCGCCCTTTTCGAGGACGTAGTACTTCGTAACCCAGACAATGACAAGACTCCATCCACTATCAAGGATGAAGTCCGAACGTTTTCTGAATCTCTCGGCGGCTCTTCCTCCAGCGTGCCAGCTACCGCCAAAGATCTCCACGGCGATGGGCGGTTCGTTGATGGCAATATCAACATTGTAAGGGCCGATGGCCTTCTGAGCCGTGATGCTGAAACCGCGATCCCTGAGCCGCCCAGCGAGCGTGACTTCGAGAGGCGTGATGTTGGCTTGTTTGGCCTCGTTGGTTGCCGCGATACGGCAGCGATGCTCATGGCTTTGGGTGGAGCCCCTGATGGCATCGTGGGCCGCGCGCGAGATCGCCTGGCGTCCCTCTGGCCCGAGTTTCGCCATGCGGAGCCTCATAACCTCACTTCTGGAACGCCTCTTGATTCCGCCCTTCACGAGAAGCCGATCAACGACACCTTGATCGACGTTAAGTTCTCGCATGAGTTCTCCGACGCTCTCCCCGGCGACGTAGCGGCTGCAAATCTCGGAAGCCGGGAGCAACGCGCCGGGGCGCTTGCGGGTCGGAATTCCGCGCCTCTTGAGAGTACTGTAAACGCGCGAAACGAGTATATCAAATTGCTTGGCAACTTCCTTGCTGCTCATCCCGGCGACATACGCATCGCACACGTCACCAGCCACGGAGTCAGGCAATTTTCTGGACATGTTTACGACCTCCAAACTGTCTCTTCATTATATCTCTGCAATGGCGCATTGTCAAGCAACTGCAAACACGTCCTGATTGCCTTCGTCCCCATCCCAGGCGAGGAAGACGAACTAGACGCCATGTCCGCGCTCAGTAGCAAGAGAGGCCCAATCGCCACAGACCACGCCGGATTTGTTCAGGCGACAGACGCGGCGCGCAAGAGAGCGCGGAAGTCCTTCGTTTCCAAAGCCCAAAACATGACCGTGCCGGAACTGCGCGCACTCGTGACGTACCCGAACGCGAAACGATTCGGGACGAGAGACGCTCTCCTGGCCTTGGTTGTGGGCGGGAACCTCGCAGCCATCCGCCGCGCCAAAGCTGAAATCAACAGGAAGGCGGCGGAGGCCCGGGGGTAGCGTACTTCCCCTTGCGCGGTACGGTACCCTACAATGCGGGCATGTTGCGCGCGTACATGACGGACGCTATCACCTGGATTCAGGCCGGTGAACCCGACGAATGGGGCGAGCCGACAGCGACAACTGAGACGGACATCAAGGCCCGTGTCGAGTGGGGCGAGCGCCGCGTAGTTGACCAGAGCGGCACGGAACGCCTCGCATCGGCCCTTGTCCACATGTCTGGCAAGCCCGCGCCGGGTTCGGACAAGTTCAACATCGACGGGACGGAATACTCGATCCTGTCATACCACGAAAAGAAGTCTTTCAAGAAGATACGAGGATACACGGCGGCCATAGCATGAGTGCGGAATTCAGCGATGTGCAATTCTTGAAGCGGCTGAACTCGGCCGACAAGAAGGTCCGTGCGTCCGCCACGAAGCACATGGGCCTCGCTGGCCGGCGATTGCTTCGTGACGCACTCATGGAACCAAAGACAGTTCCACTCAAGGAAGGCACGCTACGGGGCGCCGGGGCCGTGCACGTCAACAACCAGATGGTCGCCACCGCCGAGGAGCTGGGCTATCCACAGACAGCCAGCGGCAAGGAAGACGGGGCGCCCGCTGATTCTATCGGCCTTCCGATTGGCAAGGATTCGATCACCGCGACCGTTGGATTCAACACCGCCTACGCCGCGCGCTCACACGAACACCAGGAATTCAATTTCACTGAGCCGGGCTCCGGCGGCAAGTATCTGGAGCGTCCGCTGCTTGAGAACGCCGAACGGTATCCGAAGATCGTCGCTACGGGCATCCGAAAGGACGTGTTCGGATGAGTATCAGTCTACACGAAGCCATCACGCAGCGCCTGGCAACCGACACCGGGTTGACGCTCGGAACGGATCTGTTCTGGGGCCACATTCCGCCCGAGGAAGCCGATCTAGCCGTCGCCATTCTTGAGCGCGTTCCGATGCCGCGCGACGGGTATAACAACAATTTCAGAAAGCACAGGTTCCAGGTGTTCGGGCGCGGTCCGTCGTTCAAGACAGGCAAAGACAGAACGGCGCTCGTGAATGACGCCCTCATTGCTAAAACGTTCCGTGGAATTCAACTCACGGATTGGTATCTGTATTTTGCTGTTGGTGAAGAAGTCATGCACCTTGGAAAAGACGAGCGGGACCGGTTCGAGTTCACAGCGAACGCGACGGCTACCGCCAGAGTAGGAGCACCTTATGGCGCTACTTAACATCGGACCAGTAGAACTTATCTTCGACGCTGTGAGCCTTGGGCTCACCCACGGAGGCGCTGTGTTGACGTACACAGAGGCCACCGTGCCGACAACCGCGGACGTCACCGGCGATACGCCACGGGCGATCATGGTGACTGGAACGGACGCATCCGTCAAGGCGGCAATCACGGAAGCCACGCTCGCACAGCTCAACGCTATCGCGGGCGGCACCCTCACAACCACGCAATTGGACCTCACGAACCGCGTCGGCAAAAACCTTGTCGATGACGCGGCAACGTTGATCATGAAGCCCGTTGTGGAAGGCGTCATCAGCGTAACTGAGACGGAATGGATCTACATTCCCAAGTGCGTGCTCGCGCCGGCATTCGAGGTTCCCAACGATCTCGATGAGCAGAAGGCGTGGGCGTTCATGGCAACCGGGTTGCCGGTGCTTGCCGCGGACATCGAATCGGGCGGGTTCCTGTACAATTCCGGCGCCCCAGAATACGCGGCAAATGACCTCGTGCGCCTCGGGTACGTCGCGTAAACAAGTCCCTTTCCGCTTGGGCGCGTCGGCATGTGCTGGCGCGCCCTGGCGGTTGACAAAAAAGAGAGAGGGGAAAGGCACCATGGCACATTTTGACGCAGATAACACGGTAGCACTCCGCAAAGGCGTGACGTTTACGCTGTGCGGAGAAAAGCACGCAGTATTGCCGTTCACGGATGAACTCATGGAAGATCTCGACCAGATGTCCGCCGTAGACGGTGTCGGGCCGAATGTGTTGTTGCGAAGGCAGCTCGGCCACATCACCGGCAAAGATCCCGAGACCTTCGCAGGCGCCGATCTGCGAGCGATGTCCGCGACGATGGGCTTCGTGATGGAGCAGCATATCGACCCTTTGTCCGGGCAAAAGCGAGGGGCGAAGCGGCGAGGATAGCGCATACCTGGTCTGCTTTCCCTGGGTTCCGGTATCGCGAATTGCTGAGAATGGACAGCGTAGAGTCTGCCATCTGGCATGACGAGGCAACGCGACAGATTGCACGACGGCAGAAAGCGGCAATGGACGCGGCGTGCTCGCCGTACTGGGAGAAAGAGGCGTTGGCGGCCGAGCAAAAGCGGCTGGTCAAGCTCATGTCCCCAGCCAAGGAAGATGGCGGTGAGGGAAACGCCGACGCGCAAGCACGCGCCCAGGAAGCCGAGTGGCTAAGAAATAGGCAACGATTGCCAGGGCTCATAGGCAGGAAACAGAGGTAGACCATGCCATACAAGGCCGGATCGATAGTCGCCGACTTCAAGTTGTCCCTCGGCAATTGGTCTGCTGGCATGCGGAAGATCGGGCGTGACACGAAGTCTCTCAGGGGACAGCTCAAATCTATCGGCACTTCGATATCAGGCGTAGGCAGGAAGCTGGCGATAATGTCAACAGCCTTGGCCGCAGCAACACTTCTCGTGGCGCGCTCATTTACCCAAGCCGCAAGCACGGCGGAACAGTACCAGGTCCGGCTTAACATCCTTTTGGGCTCTGTTGAAGAGGGCAATCGTATGTTCAAGGAAATGGCGGATTTCGCGAGCCGCGTTCCTTTCGAGTTTGAGCATATCATGGAAGGCGCGACGGTCCTATCCGGCGTGATGCGCAACGGGGTAGACGAAGTCAAGGCGTGGATGCCATTGATTGCCGATCTTGCCGTTGTTACTGGCTTTGGATTGCAGACAACAATGGGGCAGTTCGTGCGCATGTTCTCGGCGGGTGCCGCGTCTGCTGATTTGTTCCGCGAAAAAGGCATCCTGACAATGCTCGGATTCACGGCGGGTGTGCGTGTGAGTGCGGAAGACACGCGACGCCAGCTTGTAGAAATGTGGACAGCGGCGGAGTCGAAATTCCGAGGCGCGATAGAGGCCATGGCGAATACGTTTGCTGGCCAAATCAGCATGATCAAGGATAAATGGTTCCTGTTTCGCATCGAGGTCATGGAATCTGGCATATTCGAGTGGATGAAAAAAGGGCTCAAGGCCGTCAATGCGTTCATCGACATTCATCGCGATGAAATGAACCAATGGATCGCAGACAACGGCAGACTCATCGCAAAGGTGGTGATCGCTACAGGGTCCATCATTGCTTTGGCTGCAGCGGTAGCCAGCTTCACGCTTGTCGTGTACAGTGCATCTGCTGCTATTGGTGCGTTCGGAATTGCAATCAGCTTATTGAAACTCCTGACAATCAAGAATCTTGTTCTTGGTGTAGCGGCTGCGTTTCAGGCGCTCGGGCTTTCTGCCAGTGCGGCTTGGCTGTCTTTGTCTGCGCCAGCACTTATGGTTGTCGCGGCCATCGCAACCGTGACGGCCGCCGTGTATGCGTGGCGTGTGGTGTGGAATGAGAATCTAGGCGGAATGCGGGACATCCTAATCCGCATGGGTCAAACCATTAGTGACGTGTTTACCTCGGCGTGGACAGTGGTTAAGGGTTTCATGGAGTCCTTCGCCTCTGGGTGGTTCAGGCTCGTCATGATGCCATTGAATGGCTTCAACAAAATGATCAACATTGCTATCTCGCGCTATGCGTTCTGGCAGAAACTCATCGAGACTCGGTCCTTTGCCGAGGCAGACAAGGCGTTCTTGAGAGCAGAGAACCAGTTTGATATCGCCGACGTAATCACCGGAGCGGGAGAGAAAGCCAAAGACGCGATTAAGGGGTGGGGATTCCTGATCAAGAAAGGCGCAGAGGAGGCACAACAAACCATTGCGGAGTTTATGCCGGAGTTCAAAGCGGCGCTGATTAAGCAACTCGAAACAGACTTAGGCGCGGATCTAAGCCCCGAGGGTTTGGCAAAAATGAAGGCGTCGGCGTGGGAATTCCTTACCGGGTGGATTCCAACACCAGCGGAGATCGAGGCCAATGCAAAAGAGGCAACGGAAGCATTATTGAAGGAGCTTGAAGCAGGAATGGGGAGCGGAGTTTCTGAGGAAATGGGCAAGGCCGCGGCGAAACTAGCCGATAAGGGGAGAGCGGCATTCCTGTCACTTCACCCGGTCAAGGGCGCCATCGTTGATATAACCGAAACGCTCCATGAATTGAAAGCAGCAGGACTGCTCACGGACGTAGAATCCAGCCTCTTGGGCACGCAGACGTGGGACAAAATGAAAGGGCACGGGCAAGAGGCGCTGTCCAATCTAGCGATCGACTTGCGGGAACTCGGCGGGCAAGCGGCCATCGCTGGAGACGCCATTGTTCAGTCCATGTCCGACGCGATGGAAGCCACGGCCCGGGCGAAGTCGGACATCATTCTTGAACGCATCACGGACGATCCGTTCGCCGATCTACAGGAAGACATCAACACTCTGATTGCGTCTGGCGACATGACGGAACAGACGCAGAATCTTCTCGGCCTGGATTACTGGAACCAGCTCAAGGGCGAGAGCGACGCAACGCTCGACGGCATGGCCGGCAAGCTGGCGAACGTCTCGGCCATCGGCGCGGCGGCTTTCAACAAAGCGCGCGAGGAACAGGCGAAAGCAGACAAAGAGACGGTCAAGTGGGGCAAGGATTTGTCAACGCTCGGGGCCAACATCGTCGCGGTTGGTGATTCCATCGGCAGCAAGATCGCAAAGAAGTTCGGCGCCGCGGCCTCCGCTGCTGGTTCGTTCATGCAATCATTGGACGCAGTATCAAAAGGGCTGAAGGACATTAAGGGGACCGGCGAGAGCGCGACAAAGGCGGTGTTGTCGGGCGTACTCCAGATGGGCTCTGGAATCATGGGCGCGGTTGGCGCCGTCGCGACATTGGCCGAGGCATTCGGTCTATTCGGCGAAAAGGCAGTCGAAGAACTCAAAGGCATGGACGCCGTCATAGATGACATCCGGCAAGCTTCCGAAGAATGGACGGATCGCATGGCCGAGGATCTGCTGGAATTTGTCAAGACCGGCAAGCTGGCAATCAAAGACCTTGCCGAATACATGCTCGATGAAATCTTCAAGATCTCCATTTCGCGCCTCGTGCTGGAGCCCGCGGTCGGAGCATTCGGTGGCCTGATTGGATTCGCGGACGGCGGCGCATTCAAGAACGGCGCGGTAGTCAATACCCCGACCTATTTCGCCTCAAAGTCCGGCACGGTGGTTGCGGGTGAAGCCGGGACAGAAGTCATCCTCCCAGCCGTGCGTATGCCAGACGGTACGCTTGGCGTCCGTAGCGCGGACGGTGGCGGCGGCGGGAATGTCGTGGTCAACGTCAATGATCACCGTAGCGGCGGCGAAGCGGTGCAAGTGCAGACCACCGACATGGACGGACAGACACAGGTGGATATCACCATCCTGGACGCGGTGCAACGCGGGATCGCCAGCGGCGCGCTCGATGCTGCCTTTGGCGGTTCGTTCAAGTTGCAAAGGAGCCCAGGCTAATGGCTGTCGCGACATGGCCCGCAACGCTTCCACAAGACCCCATCGTCGGATGGTCGAATGCGCCCAAGCCACAGACGGTGTCTTTCACGCCGTCCACCGGCCCGATGAAAGTGCGCAGGCGCACGACGTTTGAGGTGCAAGATCGTAGGCTTGCCCTGCAATTGACAGGCCCGGAACTCGAAATCTTGCGCACGTTCTACAACACGACCCTAGCCGGTGGGTCTTTGCCGTTCGATTGGACAAACGGCGATCCGCTCGACGGCGACACGGTGCGCTACCGATTCAAGAAACCGATTCCCTTCAAGGGTTGGGTGCCCGCAAGCGACACGGACAACCGCTGGTACAACCTCACGCTCGATCTTGAGGTAATCAATGCCTAGAGGACTCAGCAGCGCGATTGTTGAGGCAACGAACGCTCAACAGTCCGGCGCGGTCTTGCTTGACGCGATTGTCATTGAGCACGATGATCTGGTAACTCCGATCCGGCTTGTGAAAAACAGCGAGGACGTTTCGATAGACGGCGAACTGTTCACGGCTTCTGAGTTCAACCTGAACCCGCCCGCCGACAAAGACCAGGGCGTGCCGCGGGCACAGGTCGAAATCCCAAACCCAGGCCGCGCGCTCACCCCGGCGATCCGCACATTGTCTGGAAACCTCTGGTTTACCTTGATGCGAGTGAGCGCCAGCGACCAAGCCGCGGACCCGCCCGAATTTGACACCATCGAAGTTGAATACTTGCCGCTGCGCCTGCTGAATGTGGCCTACAACTCGATGAAAGTCCGGGGCGAATTGACCTATGACACCATCGACCAGAAGCAATGGCCGTCCGGTCAGTTCACGCCAGACGACTTTCCGGGGATGTTCTAATGTTGGCGGCGTGGGCGGCGGGCTACGTTGGGCGGCGATTCCATGCCGGGGGCCGTGGTGACGGCGCCCTCGACTGTTGGGGCCTCGTGCTGGCGGTCTACCGCGACGTGTTCGACATTGATCTTCCAGACCCGATGGCAGGCCTTGCGCCAAGCATCGAAACTGCGGACGTGGCTCTGGTTGCGTGTTCCAGGCTTCCAGAATGGCAACAACCGACGAGCAAGGCCGCGCCCGGCGACGTAGTTATCATGCGAATGGCCGGGCTTCCCCTCCATTGCGGGATCGCCGTCTCACGGACGCACATGCTCCACACCCTGGAGGGCGTCGGCGCTATCATTGAACCATTCCGGGGCCGGGCGTGGGCCAACCGCTTGATCGGAATCTGGCACCATGACGGAATGGGGGCCGCCAATGTCTGATCAGAACCAAATCACGGTACACACGGGCTCGGCTGTCCTGCCTGTTCCACGTGGAACAATCCATCTCGAATGTGGCGAAACGCTCGCAGATATCATCGAGGCGCTGAAACTGCCGGAATGGGCCATTGGCTTGCTTGTGGTGACGCTCCAGGGGGCCACGGTGCCACGCAAGTGGTGGGGCAAGATAAAGCCGCGCCCCGGCACGATTATTGGCGTCTCGGCGGTTCCAGCGGGCTTGGACGGCGATAACACGCTCATGCGCCAGGTGGCTGGCATCTTAGGTACGGTCCTGCCCGCCATTGGTGGCCTTGCCATCGGCGGCGTGCCCGGCATGGTGATCCAGGTTGTGGGCGGGTTGGCCGGCGTTCTCGTGACCAGCGCCATGTTTTCGCCGCCAACCGAACCACTCGAAGCGGAAAGCTTCAGCCTCATGGGGGGGCAGAATCAGCTACAACAGTGGGGCATCGTCCCGAAAACCTACGGCAAGACGCTCATGGTGCCCCCCATGGCCGCCGAACCCATCACGGAGGTACACGGGCAAGACCACTACTTGAAGCTGCTATTTTGCGTTGGGCACCAACCAGTCAAGGTGTCGGATATCAAGATCGGCGATCTGTCGATTGGGGAGATCGAAAGGACGGACCGGGAGAACGAATCAGACTACGGGACCATCGCTGTTGAAATCTCGACAGGATGGCGCGGGCAGCAAGACGCCATCACGCTATTCTCTGCCGACGTCCACGAGGAACAGCTTGATCGCCCGTTGCTCTATGCCGATTCTTGGGACGATCCAAGCGACGCGCGCGAATTCAATGCAAACGTTGTCAGTTGGGATACGCAGGAAAACACGATAGAAATAGGCGTCGATCTCGTGTTCCCAGAAGGGCTTGCGCGACAGGAAGGCAATGCGCTTGAAGGCGAGCGCGTCGACGTGGCTGTCCGGTTCCGGATGCTCGGTGCCACGTCCGATGACGCATGGGAAAATGTGATCCCGGATTGGGTGGTCACGGAAGAGGATTCCATCGTTCGCACGTGGACAGATTCTGAAGTCTGGCAATTCATGGAGGATCTCGATGTTCAGCTTGATGGAATTGTGGTGGCGCTTAACGCAATCGATATCGGGCTTCGCACGGTTTCTGACCTGTTGGACGAGCAACTATACAGCAGCCTGTCCGGGTGGCAAGGGTACGTCAATTCGTGGATCACTGAGGAAAGTCTCAGCGCACCACGAGTGGCCACGGGCCAAGCCGTCAACGCCAATTTCTTGGCAATTCAGCAACTCATGGACACGGCGACCGAGGTCTCTGGGCGCATCGCCACGGGGGCCTCCTCATTCAACGACACACTCAGCACCGTCATCACGATAGGCAATTTCATCGATGGCCTTGTCCGCGTGGGCCGCTACATCGAGCAAGGGTATGGCCCGGATCTTCAAACCTTGACATGGTTTCAGCGGTGGTCCATCACGCGCCGCGGCCTTGAGCGCCTATTCGGTGCGCCACCGGATGGATCGTTCTCGCTCACGAATCTTGACGCCGAGCCCGGACAGCGGTGGTTTTCGGTCAATTGGTCTGTCCCTGTTGGCCGATATGAGATCCAAGTCAGACGTATTACCGAGCCGGGCGGACTGGAAAGAGAGCAGACGGCATGGTATGACCCGCTGAACTGGCACAGTTGGGATGATCAAATCATCCCCGCAGATTCAGGCGTCCATGACCGCCTGAACGTCTACGCCGTGCGCTCTGTGGCGGACTCCCCGGCAGTTTCTGCCGCCGCCCTGGCAAAATATGCCTTCGTTGCGGTCCGGATTCGCGCGACTGAGTTCGTCAATGGCGCGGTTGACCAGTTCAATTGTATGGTGGATTCGCCGATCCCGTGGTACGATGGCGCCGTCTGGGTTGACCCGGTGCCAAGCGATACAACATGGGAGAGCAAGTACCGCAATCCCGCGTGGGCGCTTGCTGACATTCTGCGAGGCTCTGCCAGCAACAAACCCGTCAACGATACGCAAGTCGACGGGGACAGGCTCGTTGAATTCGAGACATGGTGCGCGGCGCAGAACTACAACTTCGACCACGTATTCGAGACGACCTCGACCCTACAGAACGCCATGAAGACCGTCACGCGCGTCGGCAAAGGCTCCCCAACAATCCGCGACGGACAATACTCCGTGGTATTCGACTCTGGCGCACAGACGCCCGTAGCGGTCCTGTCTACCCGGACCGGCGGCGAAATGAACGCATCCAAGGCCTTCGCCGAATTGCCCCACGCCTTGCGCGTCCGATTCATCGACGCCGAGCAAGGCTACCAAGCCCAGGAAATTGTCGTCTACGCGGACGGATACGGGCCCGGGCTCACGACGGCCACCTTGTTTGAACAGATGGATTTCACCGGTGCCACGAGCCGTGAGCACGCCGTCGCGTTGGCGCGGTATGCCATCGGGGTGGGAGAATTGCGCCCCGAGATCTACAAGATCCCTGTGGATTGGGAGCACTTGACCTTCGAGCGGGGCGATACGGTGCTCATCGAGAACGATGTGACGCTGTGGGGGCTTGGTTCGGCCCGCGTGACAACGGTCCATGCCGGGGGCGTGGGCACAGATTACGTGCTGATTGACGAGGAAGCCACGATGGTGGCGGGGACGGTCTACCAGGCCCAATTGCGCAAGGCGGACGGGACGATACTCTACGCCAATGCCGTCACCTTCGATGGAACCCAGAAGAAAATCAGTTTCTCGCCAGACATGGCCACCGGCGCGGCGGAAGATGACTTGATCATGTGGGGCGAAACCGAAAGCGTATCGGCCCCGTGTATCGTGACAGAAGTGCGCCCTACGTCTGACGCCGGTGCAATCGTGACGCTGGTCGACGAAGCGCCGGGCGTCCACTCGGCCGGAGAATTCCCGGAATACGATCCAAACGTGACATTGCCGCCACGCCCGGAATGGGTGCAACCGCCGCCGCCAGTCATCACGGGCATTGTCACGGACGAACGGGCGCTCGTGCGGATGCCCAACGGCCTACTGAAAAGCCGGATCGCCATTTCTCTGCGAATCCCGAGAGGTGAGAACGCTGCCGAACGGTTGGCGGCAAGCATCGTGGACGCCGCGGATGTAGAATATCGTCTGTCTATTTCGGAATACGAATTGATCACCATCGGCGGGGTGGAACGGCAGTGGGGCCCGGTTCCCCCATGGACAAAGGCGCCCAGACAGTCCGGCGACCTTGTCACGGTGTATGCCAGCGAAGTCATGGACTCCAGACTCTACGACGTGCGCGTCCGTGTCGTGACCGTTACCGGACAGGTGTCTAAGTGGGCTGAACAATGGAGCGTGTTTGTCTGGGGTCAACTCAAACCACCGCCCGATGTGATGCGAGTCGAGCATTTCCACGGTGAATTGCGCTGGGAATACCCGGACGCCCCAATCGACCATGACGGATTCCACGTGCGCGTCGTGCAAGGCGAAGCGGCGGCATGGCTCTTTGCCCAGCCAGCCCACGAGGGGGTATTGCGCACGAATTTATGGTCTATCCCGAACGATGAAGGCGGCGCACGCACGTACTTTATCAAGGCGGTCGATGTGGCCGGCCATGAATCCAAGCGGGCGGCCCGGGTGGTGGTAGACCTTGGACCATTACCCCTGGAAAGCGTGGCATTCAGCTACTCGCACAACGCGAATTCGTTCCCGGACACCAAAGAGAACATGACGCGGAACGGCGGCACAACGTTCCTAGAAGTCGACGCCGGGGCCACCGAGAGCTTCTGGCGCGACGTCGGACAACCGGCCTATGACGGCGGGGCGGCCCATCCCGCTTACCACACGGACTACTTGCGCGGACTCTACACGTGGACGCACACACCCGAAGGCGGCGATCTGCCCTACGATTACGGCGTAGATATCACAGTTTCGGATGGTCACGACGATTGGCTTCTCGAAATGAAGCACGACGGCGATCTGCTTTGGCCGGAACAGATGGATCAAGACATCTGGCCGATTTCGATGGAGAGCGCGTTCTGGCCGTTGGGCCTGTTTTGGGGACCGTTCACGGGCAAGATCCCCGCTGTCGAGGACGTTGAATACGAGTTCCGAATCCGTGTGCCCGCCGCTGAAAACCAGCTCATCGTCGAAGAAATAACCGAGTGTTGGGACAAGCCCTGGATCGTAGAGTACATCGAGAATTTCGATGTTGCTGGCGTTGGCACGGTACGATTGCCTATAACGAAGGCATTCGAGAGCATCGAGACCGTCAACCTCACGCTCGAATACACGCTTGCCACAGCAACGGCAATGAGCGTCAAGGTAATGGACAAAAGCGAAACACTCGGCCCAGAAGTCCAGGTATACAATGCCGCGGGCGCACGGGTCGCTGGCCGCATAGACGCACAAGTACAGGGGTACTAGATGGCATCCACTCCATTTCCGGCAGAAGGCACGTTTGACGTCCCCGGAGCCCCCGGAGACTTCACAAATCAAGACATGTCCGACGCTGAGGAAGCGTGGCTCGCAGCCAATAAGCACCTTCTCGGAGCAGAGGCGATGGGCGATCTTGACGCGGCGGCTACGCAGTTAATCCCGACCGTGAACTCGCACAGAATCCAGCCCAACGGCGCGGCGGCCTCGCAGACGATCTATCAGATTGCAACAACGAATTTCCGCGAAGGCGAGACGCTGCTGTTGAAGCCGTTGGACCCCGCGAAGATCATCACGATCCACCAACAGGCCGCGAATAACATCCGCCTTGCTGGGGGCGAAGACTACGTGATGGACGAAACGCATTCGGCGATCTGGTTGCTGTTGCTTGGCTCGACATGGGTAGAAATCATGCGCGCGGGCAGGTCGCCGATCTTCCCGGCGGGCAAAGAACTCATCACCGCGTCTGGGTCATTCGTCGTGCCCACAGGGATCACCACCTTGTATGTGACGGCTGTCGGTTGCGGTGGAGGTGGTGGTGAAGGGGCTACGTCGGCGGCCAACGGCAACGCAGGCGGAATTGGCGCGGCTGTCGCGTTCGATTCAATCACGGCGTCGGGCGGCGCAGCGGGCGGTGGCGGTTTCATCACAGGATCTGGAGGCACGAACGCAGGAGCAATGGCCCAAGCCGGACATAACGGGAACGGGAGCACGCAATCAGGCCAAGGCGGGAAATCATTCCCAACGGCTCTTGACCCATACGGGCGTGGAGGAAAAGGCGGTGATGGTGCCTACGGTGGTGGCGGTGGCGCGTCGGGCGCGTCCGGGGCAATTGGCACAGCGGTATCAACGGATCTTGCCGTAACGCCCGGAGCAACCCTCACGGTCACGGTTGGCGCCGCAGGCGCGGGCGGCACAGGCACGATTGGCGAAGACGGCGCGGCGGGCACGGCAGGCGCCGTGCTCGTGGAATGGTAGGAGAGTGAAATGGCAACGATAGTCTTCCCCGATGATCCTCCGGTCAGTGTAACCGGATCGCGCAAGGCGTCTGACCACCTCGCGTGGTTGCAAGATGTGAACGAGGCTATCAAGGATCTGCAAGGGGCGGTCCGTTCACTCGGCGGAAACGAAGACGGCGTTTTTAGTTTCAACCCCTACTGGCAAGACAGCCTTGAAGTAGTGCCAACCGCGCCGGTAAGTCTCAAAGTCACGATGTCCCTTGGTGCCGGTATCCTGGACAAGATCCCGTTCGACGTGACCGTTGCGCAGACATCGGCCTTCCTTGTGGCTCCGCTCGTTGACCCCCGGATCGATACCGTTGCGATTGACGCCTTGACGGCCACCATGGTCATCCACACAGGCGTCGAGGGTGCTGTCCCTGTGGCTCCGACGGTGGACGATGGAGAACTGAAACTCGCAGAGATCGATTGGGCCGTGGGCGATACCGCAATTGACGACCCAGCGGGGGCGGGCGAAGCGGGGATCACGGATTCCAGAACATTCAATTACCATCACGCTGCAATGATTCCAGGCGGCGCCACGATAGGATATGAGCAGATCTCGGCCGGCTCAATTACGCCGGACCGGGGACACGTTCATGTGATCCCGGAATTCGCAGCCCCAGACAATCTTGACACCATCGATGCAACGAATTTCCCGGACGATGCACTGCTCTTGCTCCACACGTTCGGGAGTGACGCGATAACGCTCAGAAGCGCGCAAGACAACATATACCTTTCAGGCGGCCAAGACTTCGTGATGGACAACGCGGAGCACAGCATACTCCTGCGCTGGGCCTTTGGGGCTGGTTGGCAAGAGGTATGGCGCTCCTATGATGCCGATGCGTCGGGCCAAGAGTCTTTTGCTGCGTACTGGGGCGTGCCGCTACTCGCGGGCGGAAGCGTGTTTGCCGGATCAATCGAGTTTGCTGGAGACGTGACGGTCTCGACGGCCAACGGGATCAACTATGACCCTCTAGGCGATGTGGACGTAGACCTCATCACCGTTGACGTGACAGGCACGCCAAAGCTCTGGTGGGACGAAGCACCGGGGCAGTTCGTATTCAGCACCGCTGTAGACGTCGATGGCGCGTTCACGGCGGGCACCATCGCCAGTGACGCGGGGGTGTCGGGGACGACGTTTAATGGAACACAAGCTATTCTTGACAGCGGTGGAGCATCTGTTATACAAGAGTGGGACAATGATGCTTATGGTAGTGCAAATGTTAACCATAAATATCAGATGTTTGGGTTTTCCAGTCTCTTAATGTCATTCTTCGGAGCTGGCACAAATGATACGGTCACATCACGATTCACTGCTGGGACTGGTGGGCATAACGTTGAAATAAGTGGCGACCTCGATGTGGGCGACGCGCTTGACGTGGGCGGGAACATCGCTTTGGATGGCAACACCACAATCGACGCCTATAGCGCCGCAGGCGCGACTGTTCTCACGATACTAAACTCCGACGCCACCTATAAGGCCAGTCTGTATGTCGAAGACAACGTCACCTGCCTTGGGGGCGTCTTTGGAGCCGCTGCAACCCTGTCCGCCGCATCCCCCCTCATCTTTGGTTCTGGGATGGGCAACTCCAGCAAAGACCCGACCTCGGACGCCCCGGCTGATTGGGTGCAGATTTCGATTGGCGGAACAACTTACTACCTACCGGCCTACGCGGCCTCGTAGGGGAGGAATAAGCAATGGCAATGCTTTGGGACAACGTAGACGATTTTGCGGAGAGTGCGGCAAGCCTCGCCCGTCTTTCCAGGCAAGCTGCACGAAAGGCCGCAAAGGCGGTGGAGTTCAAAAACAGCATGGAGAGCATCGGCGCTCCAATTACGGAGGACCAAAAGACGGCCATCCTCGCCAGCATTGGCGAGACAGCCGCTCCGCTCAACGTCCAATTCAACGAGACTAAGGCGATCTTCACAGCCACAGACCCTATCCCGGATGATCCGGAAGAGTAGGATCGGTGGCAAGGCAACACGACCGAGAGGGGAACACCATGGCAACGAAAGCAAAGGCAAGACCGACACGCAAGAAGCCGCCCGCCAAGCCCAAGGCCGCAGCAAAGCCGAAGCCCGAACCGGACGAGGGCAAACTCAACACAGGGCCGGAGCCCCAACCGGACAAGGCGGCCATGCTCGCCCAGATGCACGATGGGGCGGGCCGCGCCCTGGACGCGCTCGCGAACGTCTTGGGCGCGTCGGTGCTGTCGGTTCCTCCCAACCAAGTCAACGCGATCATGGGAAGTCTGCGCCAATATGCCGCCTTCATGCGCGCCGAGACGGCCCCGGCGAAGGAAAAGGCCGATGCCTGATTACAAGGGAATCGCAATCGACCTACCGCAAGACTACCTAAACGCGCTCGGGGCGACGCTTCGTGTCGAGGGCAGGTATTCCGATCACGAGTCCGACCCCGGCGGCGAGACCATGTTCGGGATCTCGAAACGCTGGCACCCGGAAATGTGGCAGAACGGCCGGCCAACGATGGAAGGCGCTATCGCGTTCTACTGTCGCGAATTCTGGGTACCGATGGGCTTGGCAGAAATCGACAGCCCAGAGCTCCAAGCGGAGATCTTTGATAGTGGCGTGAACTGCGGACCCGGGGATGGGATCCGGTTTTCACAACAAGCCTTCAACCTGCTTCGCCCGGACGACTTCAGGATCGCGCTGCTCATCGAGGACGGCGCGCTCGGGCCAAAGACCGCGCACGCGCTCAACAGTTTCATGCGGGCCAACATCAAATGGAATCATGCCCTCGTGAACGCAGCCAACTACTTCCAGGGAAAGCACTATGAGGCGTTGGACAACAGAGACATGCTCCGTGGATGGTTCGCAAACCGGATCGCGTTCCTTCCTGGGCCGGATTAGCCGGGCATTGCGCGGCCGCATGGTGACGCTCTTCTCGTACTCATGGGGCGGCCACCAACTCACGGCGGGCCAGCGGCGGCGCAGGGCCGCCCGTAGGCGCAAGCGATAGGCGATAGCACAGAAAGCAAACGGAAGGCGGGCCGCGTGAAGAAACCGACCAAACCAACTAAACCAATCAATACCGTCGCTATCTTGGGAGACATCCATTGTGGGTCTGCCTACGCGCTTGTGCCACCGGATTGGTGGAACGGGCGCACACTCAAAGCGGTTAAGCAACTATGGGATTGTTGGGTGTGGGCTGTGGATCAACTGCCCGCGGTCGACCTGCTCATCTTGAACGGTGACTTGGTTGAAGGCAAAGCCCGCAAGTCGGATGCCACTGGGTTGGTTGCGACCAAGATGAGCGAACAGACCGAGATGGCTGTTGAGACGTTACGCCCGGTTGTAGCGAAGGCACGCAAGACGATCCGTATGTCGGGCACACCGTACCACGAGACGTTTGATGGGCCACTCAAGGCGCTCGATCAGGAGTTTGGGATCAAGGCGCCCCGCGACGACCGGCGCGGCATGGTACGCGATATCCGACTTGACGGCGATGCCATTTTGAATGTAGCACACCATCCCGAAGGTGGCGCGGCGATGTACCGCGCAACCATGATGGAGCGCGAGGGCTTGTGGGCGACGCTCGCGCAAGAGGTCAAACAACTCCCGAAAGCTACCCATATCGTGCGCTCCCACGTCCATTTCTATTCCCAACTTGTAGCGTTCGGCAAGGTAATTGTGCAGTGCCCGTGCTGGAAGCTACAAGACCCGTACAGTATCAAGGGCCGCAATTGGCGCTGGCAACCCGATCATGGGATTGTCTTGATGACCAGGGACGAGGTTTGGGGCCACCGCGGGTACCGGACAAACTGCCTGCAAGTCGACACTCCGAGGGTGAAAGCGACCACATATGCCGAACTCTAAGGCGAGCGCAAAGCCCCGCATAACCGCGTCGGCGATGTCTGAATTTCTCGCTAACGTGTCGGAGCAAGACCGCCCGATCCGTGAGCGCGTACTCGACGAGGTGCGCCGCGCGGCGCAAGAGGCGTTGGGGGCTGGTGACGCGGACCTATTGTGCACAAATTCGAGCGTGGCCACAGCGACCGGCGAGAAGGTGTGCACCGTGCACGCGAACATGGTGGCCCTCGAATTGGAGGGCCTTGTGCGACGCGTGGCAATCCGCGGCAGATCTGTCCTCTGGGGGCCGTGCGATGAGTGACCTAATCGAGAATCCCCCACACTACACATGGCGCGGGGGAATCGAGCCGGAAAAGTTCATCAACTCTAACGAGTTCATCGCCATGGAAGCCAATATCATCAAGTACATCTACCGCTACCCAAAAAAGGGCGGCTTGGTGGATCTGCAAAAAGCACATCACAACCTCGTGCAACTCATTCAGCGCGAGATGGGGAAGGGCACCGACGCCAATGGCGAAGCCGACGCTACCGATTGACGTGCTTGTGCATTGGGTAGACAGCACCTCCGACCCCAGGTGGTTGGGGCTACGGAAGGCAAAGCGGGCGCGGCCATCGAAGTGCAAAACGCGCGGCCTATTGTTGAAGGCAACGCGAACGAAACTGGTTCTTGCGCACACAGTGTCTGCAAAACAATGTGACTATACCGTCATCCCGCGCGGCTGCGTTGTGAGCGTTCGCGCCATGGTTCCAGGGAAGCGCATCAAGCTATAGCTCACCCGCCACGCGCGGGCAGAGTAACGGGGCCGTCCTCCGGGGCGGCCCTTGCTTGTTTGATGGTTGTTTGATTCTCCCCAGCAAGTCCTTGCTATGACACGACTTCCAATTTGACGCCAAACTTTTCTCAGAAAACCCCCGATTTTCTCACGAAAGGGCTTGACATCATTAGATACATGGTATATAATATAGACAGTTGAAGCGTAACAAAGGGAGAACGAGCGATGCGAAAAGGCGACAAGGTATGCGTGAGAAAAGCCGGGCGGCTCGTGCTAGAAACCGTCAAGGGATTCAGCGGCCCGTTTGTCTACACGGACGAAGGCAACGGCGCAACCCACCGCGCCGATGATGTGATTCCGGTGTACTGGTCAAAGGCCGTCGCCCGCTACGTGACGGTCCCCGCATAACTGCAACAACCAAGGAGACTGACGATGGTGACCGTACACGACTACGAGATCGAGTTTGTGCGGGCCGACCTGGGTATCAGGCCGCGACGTTGGGACAGCACATTGACCGGCGAAGGCGATTGCGCCGCTGAGGCGCTGATTGACGCCCTTGACGGGCTGGAATCCAACAACGGCACGCTTGACCCTGCGGGCGAAGGCGAGGCGTATATGAAGGCCGACGCGCAAGAGGACGGCGCGTGGTTCTGCCTCTTGCATTACAACCGCCCCGATCCGATGGAGGACGTGACCACATGCCCAAAATGACCCCCGAGCAAGCCGAGTGCGCGAAGGCGGCGGCCTTATTGCCAGCGAGCCCCACCAAACCCGCTAAGCATTTCGCGCACTTCGCGCTGGCCCGCAACGTCCTTGCAGTGGCGCACGTGTGGCCGGCCGTTGGTGACTTCCGCGTCTACCTTGACGCTGTGCCGGGCCGGAACCATGAGCACGAAGCCGCGGACGTGCTCGACCATGGCGCGAGGGTGTCCGAACCAGTCGCCCGCGCGATCTTCCCGCGCTTCGACGCGCTCACGTATTGGAGGTTCTAATGCCAACACGCGAAACGCAAACCTACAAGATCCGCACCGACCAGGGGATATTCGAGGTCGAAGGCTACCTCGCGACGATTCCCGGGCATCCCGAGGTCCAGGTGTTCACGCGGTACGTGACGGTCGGCAAGCTGTTTGATTGCCGGTGGTGCGTCACGGAGGTCAAGACAGGGCGCGCGATTTCAAGGGGTCACAAGACAGAGGCACGCGCGCTGGAAGACGCCGAAGACAGCCTCGATAGGGTTGGCCTGTCGGCGCTGGTTGGTGCGATTAGATCTCGGGGTATCGGAGAAGATGAAGCCGTTGAACGCCCAGACGTTACATGGAAAGGCCTCTAGCCAACCCCCTTGACATTGGATAGATAGATTGTATATAATCCACGGAAAGCCCACCATGGGCTAACCGAAAGGAATACCTATGTACCTCATGTGCAGGAACCTCAAGACGCGCGAAGAAGAGATCGTGAGCGAGCACGTTGACACCTTGCGCGGGTGGAGGAACGCCGTGCGCAAGGGCAAGGCAACGCTAGGGCGGCGCGATTGGTGGATCGACGTTGACGGCAAGCTGTACCCTGGCAAGTTCTTGCTGGCGAATGGTGAGATTTCCGCCGCGTCATGCTTTGGCCCGGAGCCTTTCGCCGCCAAGTCCGCACGCCGCCGCCCAGGCCGCCCGGTTGACGGTGATCCCAAGCGCGGGGTCCGTGCCATGTTGACGGATGCCCAAATCGCCAAGGCCAATAAAGAGGGCGGCGACCAGGGCTTGTCTGCGGGTATCCGGGGGCTCATCGACAAGGCATAGCGCAAATCGCCATTGTGGCACAACTGCGCCAGAACTGAAAGGATGGATGAAATGGATGACGCTGGAAAGTTGCACATATCGTGCATCGAGATCGAGAACGTGAAACGACTGAAAGCGGTTTATATCGAGCCCACCGAACAAGGCTTGACCATCGTAGGCGGCAAGAACGGGCAAGGCAAGACTTCCGTTTTGGATGCCATCGCATGGGCTTTGGGCGGGGCCAAACGCAGGCCGAGCAACGCCAAGCGCGACGAATCGAAGAAGGATCCTGTGATATCGATCACGATGAGCAACGGGCTTCGCGTCGAACGCAAGGGAAAGAAATCCGCGCTAACCGTCACGGACGATACCGGAATGCGCGGAGGTCAAGCGTTGTTGGATGCGTTTGTGTCCGAGTTCGCGCTGGATTTGCCGAAGTTTATGAACGCCAGCCCGGCCGAGAAGGCAAAGAGGCTATTGCAGATTCTGGGCATCGGGGACGAATTGGCGCAGCTAGAAGCGTCCGAGAAGCTCATCTACGACGAGCGGCGCGCGCTTGGAACGATTGCGGACCCCAAGACGAAACACGCCGCTTCTCTCCCGGAATATCCAGAGGCGCCGGCGGAAATCGTAAGTGTTTCGGATCTCATTCGTCAACAGCAGGCGATCATTGTGGCCAACCGCGAGAATGAAGATGGTCGCAGAAACGCATCGGCGTGCGCTGATAACGTGGAAAAAGCCGATGGTATAGTCCTCCGCCTTGAAGGCCAGATCGCCGAGGCCCACGAAGCACAAGAGCGGGTACAACATATCTATGCCAAGGCGTTGAAGTTGGCGGAAGGACTGAAAGACGAAAGCACCGCCGAGATCGAGGCGCAGATTGCGAGCGCCGAAACCGTAAATGCCAAGGTTGCGGCGAACAAACAGAAAGCCACGGCCACAAGCGAAGCGTCGGAACTCTCGGCACAGTACGATGCCAAGACGGATGCAATCGAAGACGTGCGAGCCAAGCGTCTGTCGCTTCTGGATGGTGCCGAGTTGCCTTTGCCGGGATTGGCAATCGAGAACGCCGAACTGGTCTATCAAGGCCAGCGGTGGGATTGTATGAGCAACGCCGAACAGCTCCGCGTATCCGTGGCTGTCATTCGCGGCTTGAATCCCGATTGTGGATTCGTGCTGATGGATAAGCTCGAACAGATGGACATGGACACGCTTCGCGAGTTTGGGGCGTGGTTGGAATCTGAGGGACTTCAAGTCATTGCCACGCGCGTCAGCACTGGCGATGAATGCTCAATCGTGCTCGAAGACGGTACGCCGCTTGTCGAGACCGACTGATGAAATCCGCATACTTCAATTCAGCAACAATCGACCCGCCCGATCCTGACACGACCGATCGCGATGACCCGACCGGGCTACAAGACCCGCGCCAATGCGATTGGTGCGAGCACCACGGTCCGGATGTCCGGCGCGTCAATGGAGACGATTGTTGCTCAACCTGCCTTCGCGAGCAACACGATCTCCTGATCTGCACGGGGTGCGAAGGGCTCATGGACACAACCGACGCGGAACTCGACGGGCCAGTCTACTGCAAGGAATGCCAGCGGATTGATACAGAAAGTCCTTGACAAGAATAGTTACACGGTATATAATGCCTGCATGACAACGGAAAGGGACAGATCATGACGGAAGCACCCACAGAAGCACAACCCGAAGATCGCCGTCTCACAAATTCGGAAATGCAGACGGCCCGCGATTGTCTGCGCAAGCACCAGCTCGCCTACGGGTTGTCTTTGCGCAAGCGCGACCCTGCCCAGTATTTCCGGTTCGGCGATGGCCTACACGTCGGACTCGATGTCCGCGCGAAGGGCACCATAGACGATGCCATCGTCGCCTCGCTCGCTGCCTACGACAAAAACGCCCCAGGAACGATGGCGGAAAGCTACGACAAGTACCGCTTGCAACGCACGTCCCTTGTAACACTTCTGAATGGCTACCACTGGCGATGGGGACAGATGGACGAGGAATGCGAGGTCGTGGCGTCGGAGCTCTCGTTCGATGTGCCCATCATCAACCCCGAAACAAACCGACCCTCCCGCACGTTCACGCTCGCGGGCAAGATCGACAAGATCGTCAAGCTCCCGGACGGACGGCTCGCGGTCATGGAGCACAAGACGACAGCCGACGATATTGGCCCGGACTCCGACTACTGGAAGCGGCTCCGAATTGATTCGCAGATTTCGATCTACTTCATCGCCGCGCGCGCGCTTGGCTACGAAATCGACACCGTGCTCTATGACGTTGTCCGAAAGCCCACCATTGGGCTCGCAAGGTTGACGCAAGCCCAGACCCGGGAACTCGCAGATGAGCACGTCTACCGCATCAAGCGCGACGGGGAATCGGTCGAGGCTGGGCGCGTGAACACATTCGACAGAGGGCTTGTGGATGCTGCGAACTGTCTTGAGTCTGTGTTCGTCGATGGCGAACAGGCCGAGGTCATCCCCGGCAAGAAAGGCTACGCCATCCGCGAGACGTATGGCCTTTATGCCATGCGTTTGAATGCCGACCTGGCCCACCGTCCCGAGCACTACTTCCAGCGCCGCGAAATCCCGCGCGTCCAAGTCGATCTCGATGAAGCCCGGTTCGAGGTCTGGGAAGAGGCCAAGCGGATCAGGTTCCACGAACAACGCGGGATCTGGCCGCGCAACACGCGGGCATGTGTCGGCATCGGCAAGTGTCCGTACTTCGACCTATGCACAACCGGATTTGACCCGTTGTCCGATTCGGTTCCCGAAGGCTTTTGTCGACCCGAAACGAATCACACCGAATTGGAGGCAGACTAATGGCAGGCCCAATGGCCCCCCCAGCACCACCAAAAGTCCCGCCAGCACCCACGAATGGCCCCGTGGCCACAACGGCAGCAACAACGGCAGCCGCCGTGAAGAAACCAACGCGCTTGGCGCGACGCGCGATCGGTAACCGCATTGTGCTCATAGGCGTCGAGGGCGTCGGGAAAACCTCACTCGTAGCCTGTGCCCCTAATCCGTTGATCGTTATGGCGGGCAACGAAACGGGCTACGAGACCCTCATGAACAATCACAGGGTGCCCGAGGTCGACGTACTGCACGCCCATCGTTGGACTGATCTACTTGCCAGCCTGGAAGCCGTGGCGGCCGACACAGAGAACGCCTACGACGTGATAGGGCTTGATGCCATAGGCGGGATTGAGCGCCTCTGCCACGAGCACATCTGTGAAACGCAGTTCAATGGCGTCTGGGGCGAGAAAGGCTTCACCGGATACCAGCGCGGATACGACGTGTCTGTGACTCAATGGCTTCGTCTCCTGCACATTCTGGACAAGATGAAGGAGCGGGGAACCCACGTCGTGTTCTTGAGCCACTGCCAGGTCCGCCCGTTCAAGAACCCCCTCGGCGACGATTTTGACCAATACAAAGCCGACGTGCATCACAAGACGTGGGCCGCGACTCACCGCTGGTCCG